CTCCTAACTGCTAATTGACGGCTAATTGACTGTTAATTGACACCCCTAACTAAAAAAGGGGGTGGGAAGGAGTTTCACCTTTTATTCACCTCTCCACCTTCCCTACACTTTTTATAATTTTTTTTTTTATTTAGGGCTGAGAAGTCGACCGCATTCCAGCGCACCCACCCCCCTTACCCTTCGGAAAATGAATTTCAGAATCCATTCCTACCTATAATGGAAATGGAAAACAGATTTCAACGTAGCCGTTTCTCCTTTGTTCTCAATAGGATAGAGCCGTTTACACTTTGCCTTACACTTTGTCGAGATTCTTTACAATAATGGGGGTGACAAATGGAAAAGGTTTTGCATAATCCCCCCAACCTGTGATTCTAAAGAGTTTAGCGTTTCTGGCACGCGGCGTGCAACATAAAGGGCGAGGACGCGGGCCTCCCGCGTGTATGTATGTAAATGGGGCAATTGTGCCCATGTATGCCCATTGCGTATGGGTATGTAAAGGAGATAGCTATGCCTACGGTTAAGTGTGACAGGTTCTGTATTGATGCTTTGATCACCATCGTTGATGAGCTGCCCAGGAAAGAGGGCACGACGAAGTATGGAACCCCTTACTCCGGTCTTTTCGGCCGGGACGTGGCCACGGCGTTTTACGCCGTGTTGCAGGACGTTGACCACCCGATGAAGACGAAGGTCGAGGCCTGCAGCTACGAAAGGCCTTGTGGTAAATGTCGTCGCTGTGCTCTACAGGCGGCGTCCGATGCGGCGGAAGGTGAAGGCAAAATCGTTCGCCAGCTGGCAAGCAAAACCGGCACCGATGCGCGCGGGAGGAAAACCAAGAACACGTGGTTTATGTATTACCGACCCGGTGAGGCGACGGTTCGGGCCGCTATGCCAACCGGATTACTTGAAAAGATTCGGGGGATGCGGAAGTAACCACGGTGCCGATGAGGGAGGGGGGAAACCCCCTCCCGTTTTTTGTGCCTGTAAATAGTTGCTAGCAGGCTAGTTAAGGGGTAGGTGTAGGAAAGGTGAAGAACCCCTACGGGACAGGGGACAGAAGGTAGTGACTAACGGGACAGATGATTAGACGGGACAGATGATCCAGTATTTATTCGTTACGATTAGGAGGAATAACATATGAAAATCTATCGGATCTCAGGGTTACGGCTGGCCTATTCAGGGCCATCCGACAAGGGAGTCACTTTCCAGGAATGGTCCTGGGAGGTGGGCCCTCTGGCGATGTGGCTTCAGAGAGACGGCTTTGGGAAGTGGGCCGTCATACTGTACTTTGGCGAGACCAGGAGGTTGACCTGGTCGCAGGGGAAGGGGTTCACGTCCTTCCCCTGGAAGTAGAGGAGGGTAGGCTGAATAACCCCCATTACCATAACGATAATGGGGGTGATTGAACCTACTGAAGAAGATGGTAAAGCTGAGTCGTAGGGGACCGTGTATGGTAGTCCCCAGCGATTATGCTATGGCAATGGACGAGTACTTCTGGGGGCAAGTTCAGGGGTATGATTTAGCTGAATAAACGGGACAGATGATAAAGGGACAGATGACAGTGACTAAAGGAGGCTAAACATGTTGAGCGTGCTTGGTACGTATCGGGGAGACCCGAACAGCAAGTACATTCTTATAACCCAAAGCGGCGTGCAACATACAGGGTTTATCATCTTTGGGGACAGACAGCCCTTGGAGAAGGCACGGGAGGAGTACCTCAACAGAGGTACCAGGGCAATGGTGTGCAAAAATACACCGAAAAAGCTGGAAGAGGCAAAGCGGTGGAGCAATCGAGTCCACTTTGCGTAGGCTGAGTAACCTTCATTGCTGAGAAGGAATGGAGGTTATCCAACCTATTGACTGTGGAGGTTGGGGAGGAGGAAGCAATGTGTTTAGCGGAAGTATATACAACCGCCATTCACCCTGAGGAGGAGTTCAAAGGGTGGAAGGTGGTAGTGCAAGAGCAGGACGTATGGAAGAAAACAACCTACGCTCCTGTTTTAAGACGAACTGGGGTCGAGGTTTATGGCCCCGTCGGGGAATGGGCAGAGGACACAAATACTGAACTGTTGTATTCTTACGGCAGTCCAGACACCTCACCTGACCCGTACATGACAGGGTTCCATGTCTACGGTGAGAAGGAACCGGCTGTGGATATGCTGCGGATACTAAAGTCGCAGCTAAACCCAAGTAACTTCAAACTAGCAAAAGTCACCGTAAAGGGCCTGACTGCCTTTGGCTGTGAATGGACAGGCTTCCAGCGGATCAGACGAAGTGTAGTAGTGGGAAGATTCATCCGGATTGATTCCATAGAGGAGGATTAAATGCATCCGATAGATGAAAGGGAACTGGAAGACCTCACCGAGACCCACCTTGTCCTCAAGGAAAAGAGGGCAAGAGCAGCGTGCGATGGTGTACCGGATTCGGTGTATGTCTATCTGGATCATGCGGTGCGGTACATTGACCGCATGATTCACAGGTATTTAAGGGAGGATGAGTAGAGTGTACATAAAGACAGTACTCAGCAGAACCTTATCCACCCTCCTGAATCAGCGGGACCCCGATAAGGGGGAAGTGGAGGAGGTGGATGCACAAATCACCTTGAGGGCAAGGGAGTTTGAGGAACTTGTAGCGAGAGGCGGTTATTGCCCTGAACCGCTACAGATAAGGAGGAGCCATGAAGTTGATCGAAGTAAATAAGGCTCTGGACGACTGCAGAAAGCACAAGGTTTCCCTGTTCATGAAGTACCGTGAAGGGGAAAAGGTAAGGGTGGTAGAAGTGCGGAAGGCGTGGAGCAGTTATGGGACGCCGGTAGTTGAAGTGAAGGGCGGAGATGTAATGCCCTTAGTGAAGGATGCAAGGTTCTTTGCCAATTAACCCCTACATGTTAGAGGAGACCCCATGAGCACAAAGAAGCTAGTGGTGTGCCGAATACGGATCAAGGAGACTGGGGAAGAGGTGGTAGTGAGAAGGGAAGGGAAAGCGTTTGAGGTGAGACGCCCCCGGTACCTTCAGTGGCTTCCATGGCACAGGGTGGAGGTAATTGCCAATGCCTAACACTCGATTACTGATGAAGTTAATGGTGATCCTCTTGGAGTGCGGGTTACCGAGGGGAGTCATACTGGCCACGATGGATGAGGCCATGAAGGAGGTGAAACGAATAAAGACAATCGGCGTAGGGTAGTGACCGTGGACTTCACTACTCACTGAATTAACGGTGAGTAGTGATGCCTTGGGTCATAGTGACTTGAGGAAAGGAGGATGAGTATGAGTTTGCCGGAAAGGCCCCCGAATACGTGGGCCATAATTCCGAGGGTCTCAAGTGAGAGATCCCTTAACAACTTGATCCGGGCGGGGATACCTGCAGCACCTTCCAATGTTACTGGTATGGAAGGTGAGACCCTGTCCGGTATCATGTTCCCTTATCCCCAACTCGGGGAAGCTCTCCGGGCGTTAGGGGTGAGTGAAGAAGGGGTACAGGTGCTCAATACGCTGAATCCGGATGTGGTAGTAATTCGGATTCGTGGTATTGAGCCTGCTACGCCAACTCGACCTACCTTTGCTGGTTGGGACCCTGATCCTGACGATGAACCAGACGACGAGGATGATCCAGATGAGGAGGAGTCACCAGAGAGAGCCGAACCAACGCCATTTCCTAGTGCAAGGGAAATAGCTTATGGCAATTTCACCAGACCGGATTACATGACGGAATCTGACTGGGAGTATGGTCAAAAGATTGCGGAATCAATCATCGCGTCACCCCTGTTAGTGGGTGGGATGCGCCCGCAGCGGAATATGAACATTGACTTGACCGATACGTCGTTGCCGTCCTTGGAACTGTTTGACTCTGCGATGGTGAGCGCCGACCTAAACGAAATCGCTATGCAAGCCATACAGATGCTGGAGAAGTATGCGGAGGTTCTCCACAGGAAGATCCGCATATGGAACAAACACACCGGCGAGATACCTGATAGAATCAGGCATCTTACCATGCGAGGACACCCGGAGATACTTCCGATACTCTTCTGGACAAGTCCGGTGCACTGTACCGGGATTGGCTCGGAAATGCCAAACAACGTGATTAGTTCTTGTTTTGGCTTCCCGGTTGCCAATAGTCAACGGGATAACGTGGGTATAACCGTTGGGGACCCGGAAACATTTCCGATAGTTGACCCCACAACGGGAGATACGGTAGCTCAAATACGTCGAGGAGTGTTGTTTATCCGTTTTGATTTACCCCACCAACAGGATTACAACACTCTCGGTATACTTGAAGCGATTTTGGATGCTGCAGTTCCGATACTCGGGGGGCAGCCGGAGGACTTGATGGGACAGAGGGTAGAAGAAGTACTGATTCGTAGGATCGACTCCCTTAGGTCAATCAAAGTAGCTCAATGCCAACGGAGTATTGACTCGGCAGAGGAAATGATCCGGGAGAATCATAGAACAATAGCTAGGACCGTACGCCAGTTACAGGCAGCTCGATCGGAGCTTGATATGTGGTCGCGTCCTGATGGCGTAACAACGGCAGAGAAGGCAAAGAAGGAAGCTGCTGCACTCAGATCCCTAGCGGATGTTTACCAAGTGAGAGCATCAGCAGCGGGACTCTCAATAACAACGAAGCATATCAACTTCTTCACGTGTAGGCGGTGGAGATTAGGGCATAAGTACAACATACGGATTCCCCTCAGTGGATCTGAGTCTGGAGTGGTGCTGATAACGACGGCTGATAGCATCGAGAACCCGGGAACATCCTTGTGTCACCCCCACGTCAGTATGGATGGCACACCGTGTTGGGGGAACATCGGGACTGGGGTTGCCAACTACATCAGCAAGTTCGAGCTTGCCGCTGCCGTAGACCTGATCATTAGGTACTTGAAGTCAGCTAACACCACTGACTGGTATGCTGATCCGTATTTGTGGCCTGAGGTTACCGGGGAATACTCCTTGGAGGTGGTCCCGGGGACTGGATGTGACAACAGTACTCAAGCTCAGCGCAGGAGAGAGGCTGATGAAGCTGCCGACCGGCGCAGGAGCCGTGACCCTGAGGAAGGGGAAGAGGGAGGAGATGAGGATGACGACTAACCTCAACGCCTTAATCACCCCGGAAGCCAAGCAGATGCTGGATCTGTATGTGGATCTGGCACAGGATGAGGTTTCAGGGTTGGGGATTGTTTCCCTGACAAATGGGCAGTTTTGCATTGAGAAGATTTACCTTCTCAAGCAGGAGTGCTCAACCAGTGAGACGGAACTTGACCCTGAGGCTATCTCTCTGTTGATGACGGAGATGATGAAGAACGAAGAAGACCCGGGGAAGTTAAAGCTCTGGTGGCACTCTCATGCAAATATGGGAGTGTTCTGGAGTACAACCGACGAGGCTACTGCCGGGAAGTTTGGTAATGGATGGATGCTTTCCGTTGTGGCCAACAAGAAGAGAGAGTACAAGGTCAGGCTGGATATTTATGATCCAGTCCACGTGGTGCTGGACGACATCAACTTAGTGGTCTCGATGCCGGTTTCCGATGAACTGAGAAAACTGGCAGAAGAGGAGGTGAAAGAGAAGATTACTTCTCGGTCTTTTCGGGGAAGCTACTGGGACGCGAAAACGAAAACGTGGTACGGCTCCCAGAAAGAAATCGGGGAACCGGACTACTACTCGGGGGGCTATTGGGGACGAGGAGGATTCTGGGAGGAAGGGTCAGATATTCTCGTGGATAGCCGGGAAGCTAAGGCCCCGGGTAGATGGGAAAGGGAGGAACTCAAACCGGCCCCGAAAAAGAGGCGGAAGAAGGAAACGTGGGAGCCGGAGATTGCGTTGATGAGTTCAGTAAGGGGAGGAAGGAGGTAGAGTGGATTTTCTGAGGCAGAGCGCAATCGTAGGACCTGCTGATCTGCCTCCCGTTACGGTGATAGGGGCAGGGGGGATCGGAAGTTTTGTCCTCCTTGCCCTTACCAAAATGGGAGTAGGAGATGTGACAGTTTGGGACTTCGACACGGTTGAGGAGCACAATGCTCCGAACCAGTTGTATGGGCCTAAACATGTAGGAATGAACAAGGTGGACGCTGCTCAGCAGATCTGTGAGTCGTTGGCCGGGGTGGATACTTTCAAGTATACAAGCTATACAGAGAGGTTCCATCCTCCTGTTGACGGAGTTGTGGTGAGTGGGGTGGATTCGATGGCTGCCCGGAAAGAAATCTGGGATTCCATCAAGTACCAACCCATTATACCACTGTACGTAGATGCTCGTATGGGAGCGCAGGTTTGTAGGATTAACTCCATCGACCCTTGTGACCCCGAGCATATACGTTGGTACGAAGAGACACTGACAAGCGACGAGGAAGCGTTACAGGAGCCATGTACGGCAAGAGCTATTGTTTACAATGGCTTTATGATTGCTTCCTTGGTGGCGAATCAGGTGAAGAAGTTTGCCAAAAGAGAGGAGGTGATGAAGGAGATCATATTCGACATGGTTACGTTGACCATGTTGACTACTCCGTAGAAGGTAGAGGAGGAGTGATGAAAACAGTTATTCTTCCCTGTGCTTGCAGGAATGAGTATCAGGATAAGAAGTATGGGGAGCAGAAGAGAGTACATAACCTGATGACCAGTAAGATTTTTCCAACGTACAGATGCACAGTTTGTGGTAATGAGCGTCAGTACGGTAGTGCAGACGTAAAGAAGTAAAAGAGTGTAGTACAAAACCAAACCAACAACCATATATGGAGAGTAAGTATTATGATGATCGTGAAAGTTGCCAAGCTGGGTGAAGTGGTCAAGGAAGTTGCCGTTGCCGACGACGCGAACATGGATCAGGTGCTGGATGCGGCGGGAGTCGATTCGGAGGGTTTTGATGTCCGAGTCAACGGTCGTACCCCCTGTGGGAACATCGTCAACGGTGACATGATCACCCTCGTTCCGGCGGTGAAGGGTGGCGGTGAGATCACCGTCAAGGTGGCCAAGCTGGGGGAGGTCGTGAAGGAGGTGCTGCTCCCCGCCGGTGCCAACTTGGAGGATGCTCTGGAGGCGGCGGACGTGGACTCCGACGGGTTCGATGTTCGCGTCAATGGTTCCAAGCAGGATCTCGACTACTCGCTCAGTAACAGTGACATGATCACTCTGGTTCCCGCCGTCAAGGGTGGTCGGTAGTCGTTTGAAGTAAGAAGTAACCTGTAGTACTAGGCCCTACTCACCCTAATTACGAGGGTGGGTAGGGCCTTGTTTTTATGTATACGTAATTTACGCTGTGTAAGGAGGAGGAGGAGGAATGAGAAATGAAAGGTAGGAGTACAGAGGTGGAGATGAACCGGTACAGAATCACGCTCGGTGACGAGCCGGAGGATGAGACAGTTTATGCGGACCTGACCACAGGACAGAAGGCCCTCGTGTCCCATCTGCTGAAACGTGTGAATGAGAGCGATTCACCGGAGTGCAGGGAATTCAGGAAAGTGCATCGGCCTATGTCGATAGTGTATTTTCCGGCGTACGTGGACGATGCCCTAAAGGCATTGGGGTTGAGCGAGGATTGCTTCGCAGAACATGAGGATGCAATCAAGGAAGGGGAGATTCTTGGATTGCAGTGGGATGATGTAAAGACGGAAACGATGGGTTTTCTGGTGGTTCGATTAGCAGTGCACTTGACGATCCTGTGTGATACATGTCCACTTCGGGGGGCAGGACCGTTCAGGGATGTTTTTGCTCATTCCTCCGAGCCAACCGTAGCGTAACTAATAGGGGTTACCCTTCTGCTGTAAGGGGGAGGGTAACCCCGGAAAGGGGAAGTATGGGAATTACTGAAACCGCTATGTTTGTTGGGGACACAGAGGATGTGAGAGTGAGAGTAAGACTGCTGTTGCCCGACAGTGCAAAGCGGCCATCGGTGGTGGTGGAGATTTCCATTGGGGAGCACCCGGAAGGTGGGGATACGGTGTGCTTGTACCTTAGAAATATAGGTATGGCGTACCGAATGGGTGAGACATTACTCAAGGCACTGAATGAAGGGGGAGAGGAATATGCACACCTGCTGAGAGTTTGTAGGGAGAGGGAGGTGGAGGAGTGACCAGACCACTAAACCTTCGAGTACTCCACTATAGCCAAAGGTGGATAAGGGCATGGATTGAGTTAGTGGAGTCCCTTACGGTGATTCTATGTTTAGGAACCTATTCTCCTTCATGGTCGATAAGGTTCCTAATATGGACGTGCAAGCGGGATATGAAAAGGAGGATGGCTAATGGTAACTAAATATATCATGGGTCAACCTTTAGGGGGAGGAGGGGGGAAGTATTCAGTTAAGGTGAACCTTTCCACTCCGGGGGTTGCATGGTTGCAGGTAGCTACAGCAGATGGAACCGGTTGTGCGGAGTTGGGGTTTGACTCTGTTACTGCTTTATTAGAGTTCCAGTCTGCAATCGCTGTGGCTGCTATGGGTGCAGTGAAAACTAAAGTAAAGGAGGAATAAACGTGGGATCGAAGTTGGATGATGGTATGGAAGCTGCCTTATGTTCAGTGATTGAACTTGGGGAAGCTAAACTGGAGACGATGGAGAGGGAGGTGGCGGAGTTAAAGGATCACCTTGATAAACTGTACAAGGTGCTCTTCACACTGAGTCCTCAGAAGGAGGAGGGGATGAAGCCGCTAAGGTCGAAGAGGAGAGGGAGCCGCCTTGGGAAGGGGAAACGCTGGGAGCAGATCAGGATGTTTCTGGGCTCTCATGATGGTAAATGGTCAGCAGATGGGATAGCACAGGCAATGGGAGCCACCCGTAGCACAATTTCCTCTTCTCTGACCAGGCACAAACACGCTCTGCGTATTGACACCAGCACCCGACCCTACTTGTACACGCTGAGGTAAACGTAACTATTGAGAGGAGGTAAGAATGGAGGAAGAAGCGAAAAGGAATGAGGTGGCAGAGGCTGCTGCAAAGGCAGCCTTACTAGGGGCAGTAGGGCTATACTCCCATGCTAAGGATGGGAAAATCGACCTGAGAGGCCCTGAGGCAGAAGCGGTGTTCAAGTCAATCGCCATTGGGATGGTGGCCCGTACTAAGAACCTCGATGAGGTTAAGAGTAAACTGGTGGCCAGCATCCTTGAAAGCGTCGCCAATACATTAGGGGATGAGGATGTACCTTTAGCCCGTGGGGCTAAAATACTGGTGACCGTCAAGAATTCTACGGCCATGGCCCTGCTGATTTACGATCAGGTGATGGAGGTGGTGAAGGAGAAGAAGGAAGAGGTTGTAGGATGAGTGGGCAGTATAAAGACTCCACCCCGGTTGTTCTCAAACTATTAGAGGCTATATTAGTCAATATCCTTGTAGGAATTGGCTTTATCATAGCCTTGGTGATATTTGTTTGGGAGAAGGTAACTGGGTTTTTCGCTGCAGAATGAGTAAGTAGGGTATGGGAGAAATCCCGTACCCTACTCTTTTTTTTGTCTGTTATATTTTTTTTCTTTTTGCCCCTTAATTATTTAGTTGGAATTATAAAGTGTCGAGACAGATGATAGTGCGTCGAGACAGAAGGTCTAACCTATTGATAAGGAGGAAGTTATGGGAATGAGTAAGAAGGATTTCAAAGTGATTGCAGCTAGCTTGAATAGTACTGGGAGGAAATGTAACAGTATCCCCCCTGATAAAACGGGTACCAAACTGAGTAAGCAGCAGACTCTAAAACTCTTAGCACAGAGTATTGAGGATAATCTGGCGGAGAATTACCCTACCTTCAATAGAAAAAAGTTCAGGGATGCCATGCCCGAAATTTGGGGCTAAATGAGTAGGGGGAGGTAGGGGGGTGAAGAAAAGGTGAAAGTCCCCCTACTTCCCGATACCTCCTATGCAATATCCTATACAAAAAAGTTGTCACAGTTGTCACAGCTTGTCACAGCTAAAATGCGCGGGGTGTGACAGATTTCCCACCGATCATGAGTATATATAGTGTGACACTGTGACAGATTGTACTTAAGTGTATGATTCTAAAGGGGTAATTTTGTCACACTTTTTTTGTCACACCCCCCTTATTTTGCTGTGACAGTGCACACAAAAATGTGCAACTGTCACAGTGTCACAGCAAATTCACTCCCTATACCAGAGCGACCTTTCGGATTTTTATGATTTCGCCGCTATCTGATTGTGTTGTAAAGAGGTTACGGGAATCCAGCAATTTTTTGATAATATTCTGTGTCCGGGTTCTACCAAGGCCCAAATTTTCCTGAATTTTATCAACTAACTCCTTACGAGTTATACCGGAGTCAGGGACCATTGAGAGGACTTCGGACTCACGGGTGGAGGATTTGGTGGCGGCTGGGGTGTCGGCTTCAAGGCGGTCAATTTTAAGGAAGGAACCATTGGGGAGGGTGCGGAAGTAAAGTACTTGGTCTGGACCGTGGTGGTAGGCGATGTCCAACTGGCGGTATTTTACTTCTTCCTCTTCCTCAGCGTCCATAGGGCCTTCATATTCGGAAAGGGACCAGACGGCGAGGGTGTTGGCTGTAATGGCTGCTGAACCAGAAACCTTGGCTTTGAAGGACTTAAACTCTGAACCGACCTTTTCTTTGGCATTATGGTAGAGGCAGATAGGGGTGACTTTATGGCGCATACACAAACGTTGAAGTTCGATTGTGGCCTTAGTCATTAAGCCGTAGTCGTTTAAGGCACCCTTGGAACGTGCGTAGGCGGGGAGAAAGTGACCAAACGTGTCGAGGAATATGATGTCAAAGGAGTATTGGGAAAGGACTTTGTCGAGCCATTGGAGGCTCTGGGTCATGTACATCTCTTCTTCGGACTTAGGGAGGTCAAGGAGGGTGATGAAGGTGACTTCGGAGAGGTCTATGGATTGGTCATTTGCTTGGCGTACAACGCTCGCTGCGCTTCTTTCACTGAAATAGCCTACCTTCATAGGGGGTAGAGGGTCCCAGAAGAACCCTATGCCTTTGACGAAGGCTTCGGCCATCCTTAACGCCAATCGGGTCTTACCAACGTAAGAGTCACCGCTTAGGACGGTAATGTGGTGTTTTGGTGCGAGGCCGGGAATGAGGTCTTGGAGTGGAGCAGGGTCGGAAACAGAGTGGAACTTGGGTTTTGCCATGAATAATCTCCTGAAATAAGAAGGGAACCCATGGGAGATTGGCACAGGTTCCCTTCTTATTGATTAACCATCCCCCGTCGAGAATGGTGAAGGTTAGGTGAAGAACATCTCCCTCTTGCCTACTCAGCTTATCGCTAGTGTTTATGCGGTGTCAACTGAAATCAAGTCAAAAGAGGGAGCGCAATCAAAAATTGCTGAAAATTTTCGCGCGGCGCGAATTTTTTTGTTGACAACCTCCCCCAAACGTCATTATTATGGGGGGCATGGGAGTCAAAAAAAGTAGTAAAAAAAGTGGTCGCCCCCACACAAAAGAGCTACTGGAAAAAGCTGTATATATAAGGTTCCTCCCCTCCTCCTTTATTAAGTTGGAAAAAGAGGCTGAGAAGGAGCATATGCCATTGGCTCTGATGCTAAGGCGGGTTGTGTTGGAGTGGTTGAGTAAGAAGTAAACTTAAACAATACACAATAAAAGAAAGGACTAAGATGATTGGAGATAGGTTGAGTATTTGGTGTGAAGGTGATGAGGTGCTGGTGAACGTGGAGGGGGAAGATAAGGTGTTTGTGTATGGAACGAAGCGGAGAGCGTTCAATGCACTGGAGAAACTGTTTGACACGATGTATGGGAAGAAAGCGGAAGTTAAAGAGGAGGAATAATGGAAGAGAGGGTGTGGAAATTCTCTCGAAGCCACGATGAGACCTACGTTGATTGCCCGAGGAAGTGTTACCTCCAATATTACTATGGAGGAACCGGGATAGTCAGGGCAGGGCTTGATATGGCCCAGAGTACCGGGACACTTACTCATGGGATACTGGAGAGGGTTATGAAGTATGCCATGGAGAAAGATGATGTACCGGGAAAGGGAGAGGTTAATGCGTTTTGTGAAGAGGCTAAGAAGGAGTATAAGGAGGAGATAGAATCGAGGGGGTTTGACGAGTTTTCAGGGGATTTGATACTGGAAATGAACCGTCAATCTGCTTTGGCTGAAGGGTTGGCAAGGGTGTGGACTATTGTGCGGCTCCCTAAGGTGTTGGAGCAGTACAAAGTGATCGCATCTGAGCAGGAACACGAGATCCCCTTTGCCCCCGGACAGATACTGATGAGCCGGTTGGATGGGATTCTGCAGCGGAGAGCGGATAATAGTATATTCGCTGGCCCGGAATTCAAAACAACTGGGTGGATCAGTGAGGATTACATAGAGGCATGGAGGTACAGTACACAGGTTCTAAGTCATGCACTGGATGTGAGGCATGCGTATGGGGAAGACCCTGCTGGGGTGATGATGGAGTTTTTGTACAAGGGAATGAAGAAGAAGAATCAGGATGGGGAGTATGTTTATTACTCTCCATTGGTTAGGGCGTACAGGATGAAAGGTGCGTTTGGGGAGGAAGAGTATGGGTTTGATTCCTCCTTGGGAAGGAAGAAGGATTGGGAAGCGTTTGATACCTATACTATGGGTATGGATAAGTGGGTTGACCAGTTACCTGAGGATGTAATGGAAGGGTGTCTGTTCAATTCGGTGGTTTATAGGAGTAACAAGGAACTGGAAGAGTGGCAAAGGCAGGTTGCTTTTAGACAAGGGACTATTCAGATGGGGGTTATTCGCCTCAATGAAGAGGAACCTACTGAAGAGATAGCTACGGAGGTTATGGCCTCCATATTCCCAGCAAGACTGGATAAGTTTTGTTTTAGTAACCAGTACCGTAAAAAGTGTCCGTATTTGGGGATTTGTTACGGGATTATCAGTGATCCACTGGAGAGTGGAGGATATGTACAAAGGACGCCGCATCATCCCTCGGAATTCGATGGGTGGAAGGAAGAAGATTAGGGTAAGACATACTCTGCGGTACCTGATAGCAGCAAAGGAGGAAATGAAGTATGTTGTTTGCGGTTATCAAAAGTGGGGATTACTCAATGGGTATAAACAGGTTAAATGTTGTAACTGTGGAAGGGAGGTGACTGTACATCCTTTATTTGAGGATGTTAAATTAAAATATTGTATGTGGTGTAACCCTCAATTACCAGAACTTCAAAATGAGGAGATAGACGATGAGCACAGCAGGGAAGTGTATTGAGTCCCTATTGATATATGGGGTGAGTGGGGCCGGAAAGACCACTCAGGCTCAAGAGTTAGCGAAGTATATCCACAAAAACACAGGCAAGAAAACCAGATTGGTGAGTATGAGTGGTGGGGGATGGACTTCTATCCAACCTGCCGTGGATGTGGGGATTGTGGTTCCCACCTATGTCAGGGGGAGAGAGTATCCAGTTGAGACCCTTAAGAAGCTGTGTGAAGGTTGGTGGCCATCTGATCCTGATGATCCTAAATCTCCCTTGATTCCGACCGATAAGCAGAAGGATTGGAAGGATGTTGGGGGAGTTGTGTACGATGGGATTACTGAGGGATGTCAGTGGTTAATGAGCTACATGACCAATGCAGAGGCAGCGGGGTTGTTTAAGATTTCCAGTCAACCTATGAAGTTCAAGGATGGGGGGACGAATTTTGGGTCTCCCAGCATGGCTCATTATGGGAATATCCAACAGAGAATTGAGGACTTTGTTGGGTTGAGTAAAGGGATCATGGGGGTGTACGTAATGTGGACCGCCCTTGAGCTTAAGAGTACTGATGATAACACCCGGTTGCCTATGTATGGGCCTGAGGTGATTGGGAAGGCCAAGACGGCGAGTGCTGGGGCTTGGTTTGATAACACCCTACACTTGTACCTTACAGGACAAGGAGGATTGAAGAAGGGGAAGGTAGAAAGACGGTTGTACCTTACTAACCACTTTGAGGATGATGGGATTCCTTATATTGCAAAGAATAGGGGTCACTTCTATTCTCCCTTACCGGAGTTTCTGGAAGGAGATGAGGCTTCGGTGTATACATTTCTGGAGAAATTAGGGGAGAGCCACCAGAAAGCACAAACTAAGTTGAAGGCAGACTTAGGGATTAGTTAGTGTTTTAGTTAACAACAATCAATAACATAAAGGATAAGACAATGAGTGAACCGATGAATTTCAGTGATGAACCTCTTGAACTCAGTCAGAGTGATTTTGATGATTGGGCACCCGCACCTGAGTTTGCTCCCCCTCCCCCGGCAGCTACCTATTCGGTGTATGTTTCGGAGATTCGGGAGGAAAAGGAGTTTGATACCCAGAAGGGGAAACGGTATTCAGCTACCATTGATTTGAGGATCATTGGTGGGGAGTATGACGATAGGGCTATTACTTGGCAGAGGCTGAGTAATACGGAGTTTGAGAGAAAGCAGGATGGGAGGCGTACCAGTCAGTTGATGGATCTTATCAAGAGTGCTGGTATCCCGCAGGCTCCTAGGAGTAATAGGGAGTATAGCGTGGCACTCCATGGGCTGCATGATCGGGGGCCTGCTGCGCCGTTCAAGGTGCAGATTGATTGGAGAGGGTTCTGTACCAGTTGTTATGAGAAGGCTCTCATGGCAGCTACGGGTGCTGGAACGGCAGAAGAGGCCAAGGCTGCGGCTTCTGGAGAAGATAAGGGAACTGCCAGTAAGGGTGCTGTGAAGGCTAAGAATTATCGGGGCTTCCCGAGTAATCCTGCTGGTGGTAAGGCGGATACGTTTGTGTGTCCTGATTGCGGGGAGGAAGTCAGGGCGCAGGTGAGGATTGTGCGGTTTACGGTTTAACTTTAACCCTTAGTAAAGGATCACTGATCATGAGTAATGGTTAGTGCGGCCCGGCCCCTCCGATATGGGGCCTTCTTTATTTACATGTAAAGAGGGGGAGATATGAAGCCGAGGGAAGTTGAAGTAGAAGAAGAAGGGGGAAGTATGGAGTGTGTGGAGTGTGAGAGGGAGATGGAAAGGGAGAGGGTGGAGATGTGTCCTTGGTGTGACAAGATTGTGTGCGATGACTGTTGGACGCAGCATAGGGAGGATCATGGGTTTGATGTTACATTGAGGGATGAGGGGGATGTTAAGGAGGAGGAGTGATGGAGAAACAACTAGAGTGTCCGATGTGCGGGAATGAGGATATGAAGGAGCTAAGGAAGGATGATGAGGCAAGTTGGTGGACTGGAGAGGAGTGTTGGGTGTGTTTGGTGTGTGAGAAAGGGTTCACAGAAATGGAGGAGGAGTGATGGGAGACGATTACATGAATGGATCGTGGCCGATGTTCAGCACTTCGACCAGCACGGGGCTAGATTTCCGCGACCTGATAGCACTCGAGGTCATGAAGATGATTTATCCCAAAAATCTAACCAACGAGCAGATAGCCGAGGAAGCCTACTTGATGGCCGACGCCATGCTCAAGGCGAGGGAGGCGTGATGGACTTCCAGCGACAATGGACGCAGTTTGCGCTACAAGCAGAGCATGACCATTTTGGGGTTGCTCGTATAGTGAATGCGCACAACGAGCAGATCGCCACCCTCCAATCCCAACTCGCCGCCTCTGAAAAGAAGCATAGAGATACCTATTACAAGACTGCCCATGAGGTTGAACAAAGACTTGGGAAGGCGCTTGGGTATCCTTGGTACAAGGATGATTTGCAGAATTTCCCAGATGCCACAGAGGCAGATGGAGTTTGCGTTGGGGACCATGTGCCAGAGAGTATTGCAGCGGCGGCAGCGAATAGAATTAGGAAACTTGAAGAGCAGGTTAAATGTTTGCAACGTCAATTAGACCTTTTAGGAGGGGATGAATGACAACCCTTGGTAAAGAGTATGTACTGGTATCCAACAATAAGCCCCCTACAACCTGTCCTAAATGTAGAGCTGATTTGACAGGAGACCCTATTCCTGAAAAGTCACGGGAGTTGTTCGGAGGTGCTGAACACTTTTGTTTAACTGTTGGGATTTATAGTACCCACCAAGATAAAGTTATAGCATGGGAATGCCCGAAGTGTGGGCATAGGTGGGATAGGGAGGAGAAAGCCTGACATGTTTATGTAGGAGGAAAGGATAGTTGTGATCTACTTCACATCTGATGAACATTACAATCATGAAGGGATTATCAAGTACTGTAAGCGTCCATTTCAGTCAGTTAAGGAGATGAATGAGGCGATGATTGAGCGCTTCAATTCTGTGGTGACACCTTCTGATGAGACATGGCATGGAGGAGACTTTGCGTGGACTGAGGCAGGGAGCATCCTGCCTCAGCTTAATGGAAGGCATTATCTAGTGTTAGGCAACCATGACAAACGGCACCTTAGCTCCTGGGAGTTCTGCATGTTTGATAAGGTGTTGGATGTGCAGAATGTAAAGTACTACCACCAAAAGATCTTCTTATCTCACTATGCTCATGCTAAATGGCCTGGGTCACACAGGGGAAGTTTCCATGTGTTTGGTCATAGTCATGGGCTGTTTCCGGGGTTGGGAAGAAGTATGGATATTGGTGTAGATGCTCATGATTTCAAGCCGATTTCCTTTGAAGAGGTGGTAACGCGGTTGGAGAGTAAAGAAGTGGATATGGAGAATTACGCAGGGGAGTTTTATAAAGGCCCCGAGGAGCCTATAGATTAAAAGGAGATAATTGATGAGTGATGATGGGTGGTGGGCTAAATGGGAGCAGAGGGATGTGGAGTTAAAGAAGCTCTCTAGGGCAGAGAGAAGGAGGATCATGAAGCAGGAGTGGAGGGAGCTGCAGAAGGAAATTAAACGAAGGACAAAAACTTAAACGAGTGCATATTCAGAAGGGACAAAACTTTAATGTTACCAGTTGAACAGTGTTTAAGGAATGTACGAGCGTGGTTGGAGTGGGTAGGGGCTCCTCCGGTGGAGTTGATTATAGGGTTAGAGGATAGGTGTTACTTCGAGAACACAGAAGAGTTCGATGAGTGGTTGAAGCGGGAGTCAGCAGATGGGTATGCGAGGTTCCATAAGTTAGGGAATAGTTACAGGGAACAGGTCCCTTGTACTAGTGCTGAGATTACAGTAGGTGGTTACTTTTCTCGTGTGCTGGGTAGGACGATTGAACATGTTGTAGAAATCGACTTCGACTACTACAACCCTGATTATGGGCTCTTTTATATGCTCCTACATGGAATCGAGGTTCTAAAGAATAAGCTCCCATGGAGACAGACAAAAACTGACCCGGTTAAAATTGCCAAAGGACTGAGGAAGAGGGGTATAGAGGTATGAAGATTCAGGATTTAGTAAGGGAGGCACACCAAAATGCCCTGCAGCATGGATGGTGGGATGATGATAGGAGTGTGGGGGAGTGTATAGCGTTGATGCACTCGGAGTTATCAGAGGCGTTGGAGGAGTATAGGGATGGTTATGGTGTAACAGATGTCAGGTTTGAGCAGGATAAAGAAGGGAATGCTAAACCTGAAGGGCTTGTGGTTGAGTTAGCGGATGTGGTTATCAGGATTGCTGACTTTTGTGGGAGGCATGGACTAGACCTCTCCAATGCCCTTGGTGTGAAGATGGAGTATAACAAGTTAAGACCGTATAAGCATGGAGGGAAACGGTTGTAATGGACTTAACACACTTGGATTTATGGGCGTTGATGTTAGCGATAGCGTTGTTACTTGGGGTTCACCTTTACCATAAAGCAAAGGAATAACTTGGTATGGGTCACATACGAGAATACACCACCCGGAAAGGGGAGAAGAGGTATGAGGCGTCAATAAAACGCCGTAATAAGAAAACCAGTAAAACCTTCTGCACCTATGAAGAAGCAGAAGAGTATGTTGAAGAAGAGGAAGAGTCTAAGCGCAGGGCAGAGCAGGAAGACCCTGGGATGACAATTAAAGAAATCGCAGCCAAATTAGGGGTAGACCCTGCGACAGTTAGGCACCACCTACGCAAGGCAGCTGATAAGTTAAGGAAGAATAAGGAGTTACAGGAGGTGTACCGATGGGCGGTGGGAAGCAGCGAAAAAGCGGTAGACAAGCAGCTTTAGAAACTCTGCGGAGGTTAGGGTATGACGTGGGGGAGTATGAGGAAAAAGACGAAAATAGTGAATATTTAGGTAGCACCAAAACATTCTTTGATGCTATGGTGGACGAGTGGAATGAACCTAAGGGGAATCCCCGATTGGTTCACTAAACGTCAATCAACTAATAAGGTGTTGAGTGTTTCCCGGCGTACCACGGGAGGAGTACCCCATGGTGGGGACAAATGGGTAAACAATTATAAAAGGGGAAGTGACTATGAGAGGTTACCGCTGAAGCCAAACTAGAAAAGGGTAGGCCCCCATGGTACGGTGGGGGCTTTTAACTACTTAAAGTATAGGAAATTTGATAAGTTTTCACCTGATTTTTATTTTGCCAAAAATGAAAATTTTCCAAAAAGGGGTTTCAAGGTGAAGCCAAAGCCGTCTAGTTGTGCAGTATGTAGTTTAATGAAGTTAGGAGTAGGATACGCAGAAGGAAGTGGGAACGGGACAAACAAAATCATGTTGGTGGGAGAGGCACTGGGAGCTAGAGAGGCTCAGTTAGGGGTACCTTTTGTGGGAGAAGCAGGGGTACAGCTAAACAGGACTCTTGAAAGAGTGCCGATGGGTAGGCAGGAGTTCAGGATAACGAATGCGGTGAGGTGTAGGCCCCCTAAAAACTGGTTGGATGGAGCACCGTGGGAGGCGGATGCTCTGATGAATTGTTCCCAATATTTTGAGGAGGAATTGCAGAGGTATAAACCTAAGGTAGTTGTATCAATGGGGAACATACCTACTAAACTACTGTTAGGGGATGGTGTAAAGGGTAAGGGGGGGATTGAAAGGAGGAGAGGGTATGTATATGAATGTACCTACGGAGAGCATAACTTTCATGTAATACCCACCTACCATCCTGCCTTTATCATGCGTGGGCAGCAGAAGTTAACTGATGTCCAAGCTATTGATATCAATAGGGCGATAAGGGTTATGAGGAATGGGTATAAAGAACCTCCTTATAACTATATCGAGCACCCTACCCTACCTGATGCATGGAATTACTATGAGAAGTGTGTCATTGCAGCTGGGAATGGTATGGATCTGGCAGCTGATATTGAGACCCCTAACTCAGGTGGAGCAGAGGAGGATGAGTACGGGGATATTATTGACACTGATATTATCAGGATCAGTTTCAGTTATGAACCTCACACAGCTATTACAATACCATTCACCTATGCTTACTTAAGTGTTATAGAAGCCATCCTTGCACTCCCTTGGCGGTATACGGTGTTCTGGAATCAAGAGTTCGACGTACCAAGGTTGAAGTCAAAAGGGATGACGATTGGTAAGGTGTTGGATGCCATGTATATGTGGCACTTCTTACAGTCAAACCTCCCTAAAGGGTTAGGGTATGTAAGTACCTTCTTTACCGAGCTACGAGAGTGGAAGAGTTTAAGTATGGAGCAGCCAGAATACTATAGCTGTGTAGATGCGGACGCTACCATACAGAATCATATTAAGATTAAAAGTTTACTGGAGTCTCAAGGTAGGTTTGAGATGTTCCGAGAACATTACATCGAGCTGCACCCTATAGCTACAATGATGGCTAGATCAGGGATGCCGATTGACATTGAGCAACAACAAAAATTCAGGAAGGAAATCGATAATGAACTTCGACGAGTTGACGAGGCAGTACAAGCAGTGTTACCCGATGCTGTTAAACCTTTCGTTGCCCGAAGAAAGATTCCAGCTGATGCAGATATTGGAAGGGCTGTGGAAGGCCGTAAAGGCGGGGGTGTATGGGGGGTCAATAGCGATGGTGAGTGGGGAATCAGGATGCCTTTCCTGTGCAATAGCCCTAAGCAAGTCGTTGCCTACATGCGATACCAAGGACATGCAGTACCCACAAACTACAAAACCGGAAACCCCACAACCTCAGCAGATGAGATTGAAAAACTTGCAGACAAATACCCCGATGATCCCCTATACGCTCGAATAATTCAGACTAGAGAGTATAAGAAGATCATTGGGCAGTATGTAGATGGGTATGTACCTGACCCTGATGGATTGGTAAGGACACACTTTAACAGGAAGCCTTCTACTTGGAGGTGGAACTGTGTCGCAGGGGATACGAAAATTACTACAAGTAGAGGAGAATTTTCTATTGAGGAGTACGAAGTTGAAGAGGGAGATACAATCCTTACCCATACAGGGAGACTGCAAAGGGTACTTAGAAAATTTAGGAATGGTGTAGAGGAGATGGTACTTGTTCGTTTAAGTAACGATTGTTGTATTAAATGTACAGGTGAGCATACTCTACTTACACCCCAAGGGTGGAGGAGAGTAAAGGATATTACTGTTGGATCGGAGGTTTATAGTGTCACGCAAACGAGACAAGGATTGGATGAGGATAATAGTAGAAATGTACATAGCTCCAGAGAAGCCAACAACAGAGGAGGTAGGGAAGAGGTTTGGCATCTCAGGGGGGACTGTACGCCGGGTGTTGAAGGATCTGTTACCCCCAGAACAGTACAAGGTAGAGAAGAAATTACGTTACTCCAGAAGCAAGATGAACTTCAAAAACCCTATGCTAGGGAAGATTGCAGAGAAGCACCACAACTGGAAGGGAGAGTGCAGCGACAACAAGGGGAGAGTAACGAAGGTAGTGAATGGAAAAAGGGAGTTTGTACACAGGGTAGTGTTTGCAGAAGCGTTGGGGATTCCGGTGGGTCAACTTCCCAAAGGGATGGTCGTGCATCATTTGGATGGGGACCCATTGAACAACGACTTGGGGAACCTGTGTTTGTTAATGGAGCGGGCTCATATACAATTACACAACAAGAAGTCAGCTCACTTACCTCTGTGGGTCCAATGGAAGTATGGGACATTGAAGTAGAGGAGGATCATTCTTATGTAGCTCAGGGGTTTATAAATCATAATAGTGAAGCGCCGAACGTTCAGAACGTATTGAAAAGGGGAGACTTTGCTAAGGAGTATAGGAAGCAGTTTGTAGCCTTACCGGGGTATACGTTGGTGGAGATGGATTATAAAGCATTGGAGGCCCAGTTAGTGGGGGTGTTTGCGGAGGATAAGGAGTATGTAAAGGCTGCAAAACTGGGAGTACACTCCATTTTAATGGCAAGAGTACAAGGGATTAAGATTAACCTTGACTCACCACCAAATGAAGTGAAGAAGGTATTGAAGGCACTGAAGACTGCTGATCCTGTTATGTATGATAGTTGTAAACATGTAGTACATGGAAGTAACTACTTAGGGACACCTAGAAGGTTGAGGATAGGGTGGCCTGATTTGTTCCCGTCTGTGGGGGCGGCGAAGAAGATACAGGATTTGTACTTCAGTACCTTGGCTAGGAAGGTGAGAAGGTGGCAGCAGGATGTACTTAACCTTGCGTATCACCAACATTTTTTAGAGGGTCCCTACGGCTACAGGCATTACTTCTGGGATGTACTGCACTATGTAGGGAAGCAGTTGGAATGGGGGACAGATGCGAAGAAAGCGGTGGCCTTCCTTCCGCAAAGTACAGGCGCAGGGCTGATAAGTGAAGCAATACTTAGGATTTACAGACAATTTCCGGAAGTGTTTAAGTGGTTGAAGTGGATGATCCATGACTCACTTATCGCTATGGTTCCCAACAGTGAACTTAGTTATGGGATAGGGGTGATGAAGGCTTGTATGGAGTATCCAGAAAAAAGGTTGGATGGTTTGAGTGTGGAGGTAGAGATTGAAGTAGGAAAGAATTGGGGAGAGTTACATGAGTATGATGGAGAGATAACACCAATAACTATAAGGAGTTAAGATGAAACAGGTACCGTTAATGTTTCTAGGGGATAGCCCGTCGATTCCGGGAGGATTGAGTAGGATTGGGAGGGATCTGGCGATTATTGCGGCAGGAATGGAGGAGTTTAGGGTGGGATTTCTGGGGAGGGGAGGACTACCGTCAACTAAGCTACCGTTTGCCCAATACAACTACCCTGAGTACCACCAATGGGGAGAAGCTTACCTACAGGACGCTTGGGAGGACTTCTCACAGGGGGAGAAGGGGGTGGTTATGACGATTTGGGACCCCTCAAGGGTGCAGTGGTTGGGAAATCCAATAGGGTTGCCCAATGAGAGGTGGCTAAGGGCGCGGCCATTTGACCTGTGGGGCTACTTTCCCATAGATGCCACCGGACCACAAGGGAAACTGACAAGTCCCTCCTGTGAGGCTCTCAGAGGGTTTAATAGGGTACTGGCATACGGGATGTTTGGGGCTATGGTGCTAGAGAATTCCTTGAGTATGGATGGAGCTATTGAGTTCTTGCCTCATGGGATCAACATGGAGCGGTTTCAGCCACGGGATGGGAAGGCTGTGAAGGTGGGGATGAAGTTACCGTCTACTAGTAAGTTAGTTGGGGTGGTGATGACTAATCAGGAGAGGAAGGATTGGGGGTTGGCGTTTGAGGTTATATCGTTGTTAGTACAGAAGATACCGGATATACAGGTGTGGTGTAAGACGGATTCTGTAGATAGGTATTGGGACATGAGGGCGTTGGCATATGATTTTGGGGTGTGGAATAACGTAAATGTTGACCTAACCTACATCACTGATCAGGATATGAGTTTTATGTACTCAGCGTGTGACTGTACCTTCCTTCCCTCCTTAGGTGAAGGGTTTGGGTATCCTATTGTAGAGTCCTTGGCGTGTGGGACGCCGTGTGTTCATGGATATTACGCTGGGGGAGCAGAGTTGGTGCCAAATTTGAGCTGGTTAGTGAAGCCTATAGGGTATAGGTATGAGACTAGATATAACTGTAGACGACCTGTGTATTCGGCAGTGGATTGGGTAGAGGCTATTATGGGGGTGCTGGAAAAGGAGAAGCCTGTGGAGTTTTGCAGAGATAACGCGGCTTTCTATGACTGGCAGACACTTAAGGAACAATGGGTGAAGTGGTTTAGGGAGGGAGTAGCTAGTGAAGCTTAAGTTAAACGTAATCCTACCTACATGGGATATGTCACGGGCACGGATCACGGCTACGGTACTACAGGAATGGGGAACACCTGACCTTGATGTGGTTCCCATTTACGCTCCTGAAACCTCTGCGGTAGATAACATGTTGACTGGTGGGGAGTTACCTGCTGACATCATAGCCTTTTTGCATGATGACGTAGAAGTGTATGAGGATGAATGGGATAGGAAGGTAGTTGATTGGTTTAAGACCCACCCTAAGTGTGGAATGGTAGGGTTTGGAGGAGCCACTGGGTTAGGGACAGACTCCCTGTACAAAGAGCGGTATGACTATCATCAGTTGGCTAGATTAAATTTTATCAGCAACATGGTAGATGCTGAAGCTCATGGTAATAGGGTTGAAGAACCTACAAGGGTAGTGGTGTTGGATGGGTTCTCTCAAATTATTAGGAGAGAAGCATATACGGAAGTAGGTGGGTGGAAGACGGTAAGGAACATGGGGATTACTTTCCATATGTATGACGCAGCCATGGCGTGTTTGATGGCTGAGAAGGGGTGGGAGGTATGGATGCTTCCACTTTCATGTTCTCACTCAGGTGGGAGGACTTCAACTAGTAAGCATTATGACGGATGGTTGAGGAGACAGGGAGTTAATGGGGATCAACAGGTACATAGTGAAGCTCATAAGATTATCTACCGTAGGTTTAAGCATATCCTACCATTGAGATTGGAGGAGTAATGGTTATCACAAAGGACATCGACATGCAGAATAGGGCGATACTCAACATCACGTTGTCTAGAAAGGAAGCTGGGATGTTGTTGATGGCTATGCGAAAGCCCTCACTTCCGGGGGTAACTGCTGAGGAGATAAAGGTGTTCGAGGAGGTAATGGGATCACTAATTGACTTCGCGGATATACAAGATGAAGGGGGGAGGTATTAGTTATGGCTGATCCGGGACGGTTGGGGGTTTGTAGGAACCATCATATACCACTTTTCTATAGAGGCGATACCTGTCCATGGTGTGACTTCATACAGAGTATGACTGACAAGGTAGTGAGTGAGTATAAGAGAGGGTTTGAAGATGGCGCGAAGGCAGTGATGGTGGACATGGCTAAACAAAAGGAGGAGGAGAGGCGTGTACAACAACGCAGTGGTGATAGTGAAGGGAAGGTGGAGACTTACGGAGCAGTGCCTGCGAACATTCCGGGAGCATTCCCACCTGTTATGGAACCTGACAGTGGTAGTGGACGGCCCGGGAGATACAGCAACGGCGATGGTGCTGAGGAAGGAACAGACGTTGTGGAACGGAAAGATGCAGGTAGTGACAGTAGGCCCGACATGGGGGGTGTTGGGACAGTTAAAGACGCTGGGAGTAAAGGCGTCTGAGTTAAGGTTTGGTAGAGGAGAATTTTTGTATGTAATGGATAATGATGGGTATTACACACAAGGGTGGGATACTTGGGTAAGTGAGGCTGCTACTAAGGCAGGTTTAGTAGGTCCTTATCGTCACCCTTATCATCATCCCACTGAGACTAGCTTCCCGCTAAGTGATGGGAAGGTGTTTAAGGAGTGTTTATCGGTTCAGGGTATAGGGCATATGATGCAGTGGGAAGTCTGGGCTGAGTGTGGGCCTTACCATGGAAGTGCTGAAGGTACCAATAAAGGTGAGGACCATGAGTTAGTGAGAAGGGTTGCGGACTCGGGAGCGTTGGTGGGAGTTGTTGATCCTGATGTTGTGTATAACTGTGGGCTTACTGACTCCTATGGGAATCCCTGTGTAGGGATTGAGACCATGGGGGAGAGGAGGGAGGGAGTTTACTATGAATAAACCATATGCCAGTAAATGGGCCATTGTGGATGCAGCTAGAAGGATGGACGAAGGTATGATGCACCACTGCGACTTGGAGTGGTTGTATGATCAGGCAAGTAAGTATGATTACGTGGCTGAGATAGGGTGTTGGGAAGGAAGAACTACTGCGGTGCTGGCAGCGGCAGGGCCTAAGCGTGTGTTTGCTGTTGATACATGGCGTGGGTCTAGTGAAGTAGGGGATAACACCTATGGAGCAGATAGGCTGCAAATCATGCCAGCTTTCCTTCGGAACATAGACAGATTCCCTAATGTTATTGCTTTAATGTGTGACAGTAATGAAGCCTCTCTTTACCTTCCTGATATGGATATGGTGTTCATTGACGCGAACCATACCTATGAAGGTGTTAGGATGGATATTTTACAGTGGGGGCCTAAGACTAAGCAGTTATTGTGTGGGCACGATCCTTATATTCCGGGGGTTAAGAAGGCAGTGACGGAGTTGTTGGGGGCAGACTGCATCAATCCTGCGAAGGGAATATGGGTAAAGGAGATCTTACTATGAATAAACTTCATGTGTGTACTCCATGTGTATACCAGAATACTGATCCTATTGGGTTACTGGTAAGAAGTGGTGAGAGGGTGGGAATTAAGGTGCACCCTTATGGGTTAGGGGGTAAGTGGGTTAGTTTCTATACTGTGAAGTTACCACCGTTACGGGAGTATATAAAGGGAGTTAAGGAACCTTATATACTCATACTGGATGGCACCGATACCCTGATCATGCAGAATGAAGAGAAGATAGTGGAGGCGATTGACTTCTATAAGGGTAAGGTAGTAGCAGAAGCTAATATTGTATTGTACCCATGGGAAGCTAACCCTGATGACTACCCTGAAACTCCTAATCATTATAGGTATTTGTGTTCAGGTATGATCGCTGGGCCTACACAGAAAGTGGAGGAGTTGGTTACAGAGATCTGCACTCGTCCTCCTGTAGATGGCTGGCATGATCAAACGGAGTGGATGAGGTTGTATGCAGAGGGGAAGATGAAGATTGATTATGAGTGTAGGTTGTGTCAGGACATGACTGATGGAGCAAGGGATACCAAGTTAACCGATAAGGGGATGTTCAATACATTAACCAACACCTACCCCTGTACCGCACACTGGGGAGGTCATGTGGCAGGGAGGGAATTCTGGTGGAATGCTATCCAGCAAAACGATGTAAGTTAAATCTGGGAAGTGGGCAGAGGCCGTTTAAGGCTCCCTTCCTTAACTATGATGTTCAAATAGGGAAGTGGAGGGATTACACACTGGAGCAGGGGTGTCAGTGGGTGGATATGCCTTGGGCAAGAACCTATGAGATGATTGTGCTTCACCATGTATTGGAACACTTTGGATGTGGTGAGGCCGATGATTTGGTGGGGATTTGCTACGATGCGCTGGAGAAAAAGGGGTCACTTATTGTGTGTGTACCTGATGTTTATAAGTTGGCACGAGGGTGGATGACCAATAGAATAGACACCCAAGTCTACTTAACTAATGTTTATGGTGCATACATGGGAGCAGATGCGGATAGGCATAAGTGGGGATACACCACCAAGTCACTGATTGATTACCTAAGTAAGTGGGAGTGGAGAAAGCTGGAGCCGTTCGACTTCAGGGATATTCTAGGGGCGGACATCGCCAAGGATTGGTATATAACTGGAGTGGAGGGGATTAAGTGATGGATAAAACCGAGAGAGCGATATTGATTAACGCCCTGTGTAGGTTAGTTGAGGTACTTGATTTACTAAGTAAGGGTGGTGATGCCGGGAAGACGTTTATGCACCCTCTTCGGGGGATAGTAAGGGAGCTGGATAAGTTTATTAATGCAGAAGAAGAGGAGACAAAAGAATGAGTGTTAACTGGGTACTGATGCCGGTGAGAGCTGGTTTGAAGATGACGCAGGATGCGGTTAAGTCGGTGTTGGCGCAGGACATTACACCAGTTAGGGTGCTGCTGATCGACAACGATACCGATGAAGGTATCAGGGAATGGGCAAGGACAAAGTACCCTAGGGTGATGACTATTACCAAGTACCCCCCGTTGAGTGTGGCAGAGAGCTGGAACAAAGGGCTCTCTTTATTGTTTAACGACACTGGGAATACCCATGTGTTAGTGTGTAACAATGACGTGGTATTGAGGAAGGATACTTATAGGTTACTGGTGGAGGATGGCGGGGACTTTGTTACTGCGGTAGGTAACAGTGATCCTGACTGTGTGAAGGTGTTGACTCCTCCTGTGGTTCCTCCCCGTCCCAACCCTGACTTCTCTTGTTTCCTCCTTACCAGAAAGGTGTGGGAGACAGTAGGGAAGTTCGATGAGCAGTTCCAGGGGGCCTTCTGCGAGGATTGGGACTACCATGTCAGGTTACATATGGCAGGCATTGATGCTCATTGTATCGACATCCCCTTCTATCATATTGGTAGTGCTACTATTAACATAGTAGGTGATAGTGAGCGGGACCGATTACAAAAATGGGCAGACCAGAACCGGGAGTACTTTAAGGAAAAGTACGGGTTTGAAGGCGGGTCCCCTGAATACGAGGCATTCTTTAAGACGGCTTACCGTGGCCGTTAAATAAGCGTGTTTCAATACGCATCACTCTGGTGAGGATGTCAGCTAGTAGCACTTGATTGGTTCCATTGTTATGGCGGTCGTCATCAGAGTGGTGCACATTCACACTCTCCACTAACTTCTCGATGGACTTTTCCACGGATGCTCTGCAGCTCGTGCATCCATTTCTCATACTATCAACCTCCGACCTTAGAACCGCTAAGCGGTTGTTGAATAAGGGGAGGGCTGTGACTGCAGTTACTAGCCCTCCCACGAGTGCACTGATAATCATTTGTAACACGTTAATATCCGATGACGATGCAGGTTCTATGGGCATGAGCGTCCTCAAAAAACAGGGTGGACATATTGAGCATGGGCTATTTCTTTCCCTTCCTCGCTTCCTCAATAGCTTTCTTGGCTTCCTCCGGAGATAGCTTTTTCTCGGGTCCCCTACCTCGGAATTCTGAGGCGGACATGCGGCTCCCCGGCGGCGGGGGGATAGGGGTAGCTGGTGTTTCAATCGCCCCTAGCTTTTTCTTCTTCCTAGCCTCGTCAGCTGCGGCCTTGGCTGCAGCTTCTCTAGCCTTTATCTCCCGGTGAGTCGGAGCTGCTTCAAGGGCCTTTTTCATGTCCGCAACATCCAAGGACAACTCTCTAGCCTTTTGCCTGAGTGCCGCAGCTTCACCGGGCATAGCCTTAGCCTTGGCGGCAGCCTCTGCTAACAATTCTTTACCCTGTTTATTAGTTTCAGCAATCATATGTTTGAGCTGTTCCTTGGACTTACCTTGGTACTCAATAAGGGGATCACGCCGAGTCCTACCAGTAGCCTTGTCAATTGCTTCTACGGAGATCCCCTGTCCAGCCAAGCGTTCTTCAATAGGAGTTTCAGGCTGAGCACGTTCTCCACCTGCCTTGGCCATCCGCTTCTCTACGTCCTTCTGGGCCTTCTTGGTTTGGGCGGCTAGTTTGGGTGTGGTCCGGGGCTTCTTGGGTCTGTACTTACTCGGACTAATGGTTTTACCTTCAGAGATAATAGTAACTTCTTCGGGAAGTACATCCACCCACTTACCACTATCCAATGCTATACGATCAAGCTTGATGAATCCTTGTGCAGATAGCTCAGCCTCATACTTAGCTACCACCTCTAACAAGGCCGGGTCACCAGCAGCGTTGTCCTTTAGATTGAGGATAAAGTTACGTACATCCTTCATCCCACCTTGGACTTCATCAACCTTGACACCAAGGGTTCCATCAGCGAGGCGAACTCTAGGACCTTTAAGGCGGTTAGCAGGAGCTTGAGCAGCTACTTCTATACCAAGCACGTGGTGGCGAGTGCCGAATCTAGGAATGTTCATTTCATGGGTTGCCTGTCCTATGAAGGCAATTTCTTTAGCGGGAATAATCCAAGGTTCACCTGAGTAGCCGTCTGGCATAAAGGCATAGGTACCAGTGGGTTTACCCTTGGAAGTTTGCACTTCATAGAGGATATAACCTTCTTGGGGTTTCCGTTCCCCTAATCCTATGCGGCGAACGCGAACTGGCGGCCCGTTATTCTCGTCGGCATTACGGACGGCTTCGGCAAATTCTTCCTTAGTTCTAGGTTCAACTGCCTCAGGGGTTTTCTCCGGGGTACCCTTAACCATCTTCCGCCCACGGTTAGCAGACCCTACCGGAGCATCCTTGGTAAAGATAGCTTCTTTAGGTGTACGCTTCTCCTCAAGGAGGTTAGCGTAGTAGGCATCACGCTCTTCCACAGTACGGTAAGGGCGTTCACCAGTAGCAGCCTCACCTTCAACTTCTCTGAAACGGCGCGGACCCCGGGATGCCGTTGCTCCAGTCTTAGTAGCCTCTGCCAGTTCGGGCCGCTTAGCTAAGGTAGCCCGGACGGCGGCAGCCCCTGCTGTATTAGCCGCTGTACCTGTAGGAGCTGTGCTGGCAGGAGGTGTAGGAGTAGCTGGTGTAGGAGCCATTGGAGCAGAGGAAGGAGCGGGGGCAGGGGGTGCGCCATGCCCACCTTGCATCAACCACTGGGACATCAACCTGTTGTACTCTGCCTGTAACCTATTGCTCTCCATCATGGCCATGAGCATCATTTCCATGGGAGAGGGTTGAGCACCAGTGGGGGTGGGTGTAGGGGCTGCTGGGGCAGGAGCCTCAGGTGTAGGTGTAGGAACAGGGGCAGCCTCTTCAACAGGAGTAACCACCGGAGCCGCAGGGGCTTCCCGAGGAGGCAATCCAGCACCGGCTCTCATTCTATTAACCTGTGCCAAAGGAGTATTGGCTGCCGGGATTTGTTCAGCTGGAAGGGTAGCTGGGGCTTCAGGAACCGGGGCAGCAGGAGCTGCAAGGTCAGGGGCAGCCTCAGGAGCTTTGTCTCCATATCTACGCAGATCCGGCTTATCGAGAAGATCTTCGGGAGTACGCCTAACCTTTCCACCTTGCCCTCCGATGGTAGTGCGGGTACTGATTCGACCGCCTACGGTGCGAGGAAGAGGACTGACTCCCGGGCGCATCTCACCAATTTGTCTAGGGAGCTGTTCCCTGCCAAGAACCTGAGCTTCGGTAAGGGATAGCCTACGGCCTTCCGCAGCCTGACTAGGGGGAGGTTGCGGGACTACAACAGGAGGGCGTTCGGGGACAATAGGGGCAGCATAGCGGCGTTTGAATTCCTCCTCAGTAATACGAATCCGCTTACCTTTAGGCTGCTGAATATAATACCCTATCCTATCAGGAGTTAGGTTGAAGGCATCAACAACCTGCATAGCTGTGCTGGCTTCTTGCCCTACTCCTCCAGAAGGTTGGGCCTTAACTACAATGCGAACCTTGACATCTTCAGGGAGTCTGATGTTCTCACCTTCCATGTTACGGGTGAGGATTCCCTGAATATCCTGTCTAGCTAGTTGTCTGTTTGCAAAGTCCAAGAACTCCAACGTCATATACCCACCCTCGTCAGCTAATACGCGCTGGCCAAGGTTTGCGGCTCCTCTCATTGTGGCTTCCCCAAGGTTGCGAATACCTTCGGGAACCCGAGGCATGGTAAGCCCCTCAGGGTACCCTACTGTAGCTCCAGGTATAGCCATTCCACTTCCCATAAGTACGTGGGTAAGTTGTCGTGTACCTTCCTGAATATTTCCCTGCTCAAAGGACCTCTGGGCCGCAGGGGCAGCGTCAATTACCTGCTGAATCCCCATGGTAGTGAAGCCCATTTTGGTAAGGTTCAGTAGGATATGGGCAGGGATACTCGTTGATCTAGACAAGGCTTGGAGGCCGGGGCCAAGGGCAGAAAAGGCAACACCTGTGGGGGTGTTGAGGAAGTTCATCAGGTCCCCTACCCCAGAGGTCATCCCAATGATAGCTTGCTCCAGTCCACTACGCTGTGTAGGAGGCATCCCCGGTAGAGGGGTGCCGTCGAGCTGCTCTCCAACTACCTGCTCCGCTGCTTTAGCGAAGTCAATGGGGAAGATAGGGAATTCAAGGGGAGAGCGTTGAGCAGCATCCTCTTGAGTTAGTACAGGCGATTCCGGTGTTGGAACAGGGGCCATCCCAGCGGGGAGGAGTTCATGGGGAGCAGGGGCAGCTGGAGGTTGAGGAAGAGGGATACCTTGTGTAGGCTCAAGCTCCATAGGTACAGACTGACCCAACCTTCCCAGCCTCTGCCGTTCCAATAAGGAGCGGATAAGAGGGGAAGCATCCTCAGGAGTAGGAGGTGCATAGGGCGGGGGAGGTATTAACGGGTTAGTAGCCATAGCTGCTCCTAATATTCAAGCTCTTCTGGTGAAAGATCCAATAGAGGGACGCCATCACTAGTAGTGGGGCTATCCTTCCACCTCACTACTATATCATGTACCCCTTGTCTACCCACCATAGTAGCGGGGACTGCCATACGGGCAGGAGAACCCTTTAAGGCATCGAGGAATGTTCTGGTGTTGTGCCGCCCCATGGTTCCAGATAGTAACCTCCCCAACATGGTAATCACCCACCGCCTCTTCACACCTGTTTTACCCGGGGGAGTGGCCATGCGGGATATGGCAGGAATAACTGCCTCTAATGTTTTAGCTACCTTGATTGCAGGATCTTTACCCTGTGTAATAGCAGCTTCGGTAGAGTCTACCATTTGTTGGTAGAAGCTATTCAAATCGAAGAGGAGTTCCCGATCTCCGCCTGCCATGATATTACGGGTACGCGGGGACAGCCTAAACCAAAGCCCATAATCTTGGTTAAGCAGAATATGCTCATGCATCTGGGAGGCGGCGTTTCTAACTGCTTGAGTACCAATAGGGGCAACCATATTCCCTTTAGGTAGTCGAGCTATTAAGGTATCCATAGTGAAATTACCGGGGCGGTTGATCAACTTATCAAAGGCTTCCGGGTCTATGGTTTTACCTCTTTTAGCCTCCATAATAGATTGGGTCCAATGGGCTTTCCACAAGTTAGATGTACCTGACCTCCCTAATTGCTTAATCATCAAATGAATCTGGTGGGCATTGGAGTCGTTCTTGCCCAAGATAGTCTTGATGTTTTGGGAACGAAGAGTCCTAGCTGTTCTTGTCCCAGCCTCACCCTCGTAGAGCTGCTTCATCCCACCCCAAGTCTTACGCCCTTGTTCTTGCCAGCGTTTAACAATGTTGGGGTTCTTAACCATCCCAGCTTGCTGAACGTAGTCCTCTAAGGCTTGATCAAGGTAGATCTTCATCTGAGCAGCTATCTTGGCTGCTTCCCTTTGAATAGGTGTAGCTCCTTTACCTGCGGCGGGTGTAGCTAATTTGACCATTTGGGAATAGTCAGAATAAGCTACGTCCAAGGGGACGTACCAATCACGGTTAGGGTCGGTGAGTTGATCAAGGAATTTCATAACACGCCCGTCAGCAGGAAGCCTGCGGAGGGCAGCATCATGTTTCATCTTCTCAAAGGCCCCTATATAAGGGCGCATGTCAAAGGGAGATTCAATGGGGTATTCGTTGAAGATCTTTTGGATTCCCCAGATAATATTCCCATCAGCATCCACTCCAGCCTCAACCATCTTCTCCCCTATTTCAACGCTTTCCGGAGGGGCTACATTGTTGGGGTGCCTCAATACCATATCTACTCTGGAATACCCTCGCTCCCGGGCAGCATCCTTCAAGGCCATGCGTTCTCTAACCACGTTACCCCGAAGCCGGGAGGATAAGTCTGCAGGATTGGCACGCCCTGCGCTACCGTATGGGTTTGCTCCTGCTCCTGTCTCCACTCGTTCCATTAACTGCGCCCCTTGTCTAGCCTCCTGCATATGTTGGGGGATGATAGGGGTGTAACGGCGGTTTACAAAGGGGACACCTGAGGCATTGAACTTAGGAAGCTCAGCAGGTAAAGACCCCATCCCTGACATCTGGGCAGGGGTGTATCTACCTGTACTGAGAAAAGCCACCTCGGGGAGTTGAAAGCGCGAAGACTGCCTGGGGATGGGGCTACGGAGTCTAGTGTTAATTCCGCCAATTCCAGCCTGTTGAGCCCGCTTGGCCAGTAGTCCTTCAGTGACCGCGCCAGAACCGCCACCAATGAATCCCTCTTGGGTAGCTCTAAGGGCATCTGCCCATGATAAAGGGGAGGTTTCATTATCTGTAATGTGGCCTACTACCTTGTCTAAGCCTTGGAGCATAAGGTTGGTAACTCCTGCTCCAACCGCAGACCCTATGGGTAATGCACCTGCGCCAGCACGAGGGAATAAGGCAGTGGTAGCTGCTGCACCAGCAGTAGCTCCTACAGCAGGGGCTACATAATTACGGGCGAAGGCTCCCCCACGCCTAATGGCTGTCCGTGTAGGGTCATTGGCCCTACGTGTTTGTTCAGCTTCCAAGATAGCTTGCCGCTGATCTTCGATGTCACTGGAGTACAGATCACCTTCCCAATCCTCTGGGTTGTACTCTACAGGTGGAGCTGTGAACCCGCCCATGGTTTACCTCCTGATTACAAGTATTCTTTCTCTTCTTCTTTCTTTTCTTCCGGGGGTATAGGGATTCGCACTCGGCGGTCTCCACCCTGCCCACGACGAGGAGTGGCTTCAAGCCCCCCAGCCTCTCCCATGGTTCTAGCTCTGGGGTCCCAAGCTATGCCATCAGGGGAGAGGTCGGGTATGGTGTTTTGCAGCTTACCTGTAGTGGGGTCTGCTGTATTGATATAGTGCCATACCAATCGACCTGTGGATTTTTCCTTGCGGAGAATCTGCATCCGCTGATCAGATTTCTTAACTCGAATATCCCCAACCCTAGCTCCCCCGGGCATGTAGGGGGCGTTAGGAGCTGTATCCATTTCGTTGATACGCGCTCCCCATCGGGGATACGCTGCTTCTTTGATAGCATTACGGGCGTGGAATTCAGCACCATTAAGTGCACCTAGAAACTCATGAAGTCTCATCTGAGGCTGTGCACTGACTTCCTTTAACTGCTGAGCCCATGCCAGTGCAGGCCGGGAACCCATAAGCACCTTAGCTTCCATTACCACAAAGTACTGAATTCTGGTAATAATCTCTTGGGCAATGGCCCTGTCTACAGTGTCCATCCAAGGAATGGTACCCATCTTGGCAAAGGCTTCGTTGAGGCGGCCTTGAATAACGCCAGTGTAAATGTTCTTATTATGCTTCAGCATGGACTGAAGCAAGAGCTGCCGTAACCCTCGGATAGCTTCGAGAGTCATTAAACCAAAGGAAGCGGTGTCGGCTTGCTGCGCCCCTACTTTAGCAGGTATGGGGATACCTACAGAGTTCATAGCGGTTTTGATAATAATTCCGGGTTCTCCACGATAATAGGGATCGTCAATTAGTAAAGGGTTATCGAGGAGGTTACGGATAGCCTGCTGGATTTCTTCCCGGTTACCAGCGTATTGGGAAGGGAGTTTGATACGTTGAATTTGGTCTTCATGGAAGTCAGAGGGGTAGTAGTTAAGGAGATTATACATCCCAGTTCGAGCATCCCTGACAGATTCCTGTGCTGCCTTCGTTCTAGCGTCAGTAGCTGTTTCGTTGATAACGGAAGGAATGGCAGCAAGCTCGTCCATACTGAAGTACTCTGCGTTAAGAGGAGAGGCTGCCATCTTTTCAGATGCCTTACGCAGCTCAGCCATAGTTTTAGCGAATGGGGATTTAGGTACACTGGCATCCGCGACAGCTACACTGTTGAAGAACTCCTGAGAGCTTCTATGAGTGGGAGCTATGCCAGGGGTGATGGTAGTAGTTGGGGGTGGAGGAGTAGCTACTGCCTGCGGATAGGGAGAAGGGAATACAGGAGAAGTATCTGCAACCGTAGCCGGGGATTGACCCGGTGCAGGAGCCATAGGGTCTCCGGTAGGTTCTCCTTCAAGGGCAGGAGCGGTAGGAGCGGTAGGAGCTATAGAATCGGTAGGGGGCGCAGGAATGGGTGTGGGCATTCCTTGGGGGGATTGTGGAGGAGGTAGAGCAGTTGCAGGCCCTTCAATCTGGCGTGCTGTTGTCCGCTCTGATTGACTAGTGCCGGTGAGCACGTTACGTTTAGTGGTGGTACCAGATACATTAGGGAAGTAAGAGGCACCGGGAACCCTGTTTATTGGGTTACCATTAACATCGGTAATGGGCTGGGCTGTACCTGATGCTTTATCTATAAGTATTGGGGTTTCAATAACATTCTTTGTCGTAGGATCAACCCAGCGATGATACCCAACAGTCACGCCAGAAGCCCCGGATGTAGTGGGGTCTTCCGCAATAAGGGGTTCCATAGGAGTAGCAGGGATACCATATTGGCGCAGGAGGTCAGAGGCGTCTCTGTAGCGTTGGTAGTTATATGACCCCTCAGGGTTGATAGGGAGTCCCCCTGAGGTTACAGAAGCTCCCCTGCCTTGGGCCTCAGCTCCTGTGATGTCCTCCCTAGGGTAAGCGGTACCATGTTGACCAGCATACCCAACTCGTATTTGACTCGCTTCTTGCTCGGGAAGGGTTTCTTCCTGCTTTCTACGCGCTTCTAACGCGACGCGTTCTGCCGATCTAGCAGATTGTTCATTGTAGTCATAGAACATACGCCCACGAGAGAGGAGGGATTCAGGGTAGAGGTCTTTGGGGATCTTCTTCCCGGCAGGAATCTGCAGTAGCCGCTGCATAGATTGAAAGAGTTCAGGACGCCGCTCTTCCATAAGGTCAGGGTGGTCTACTAGTTTGGTGTAGAAGTCATAAAGATTCTTCTTCTGGTCAGCGGCTTGCTGCAGTTCCAGCATATCCTGCTCATGCGCGACCTCTCCAGCTCGGGTTATAAAACCATGCATCCATCCCATAACTTGCCTCCAAGTATTAGGGCTACCGCCACTTAGTAGGGTCGATGTTCAGGTTGCCAAAGGTAAACCCACCGCTAGTATTACCACCACCCCCTAAGTTCATACTAGCTTCTCCGCCTCCATTATTCCTGTTCTTCCACCACTCGCCCCCTTGGCTAGCAAGACGACTGAGGATGTTGTAAGTAGCAGTACTTTCCTTATCCTGCCGTTCCTGCTGCCATCTAGACTGCTCCAGAGCGGTAGGTACGATCCCGCCTTGATTCTGAGCCCACCCACCAGTGGTTCCTGCCATCTGCATCATGGCCTTAGCGGCTTCAGGTCTGGCGCGCATGAGAAGGGAGGTAGCCATAGAGCCCTTGGCATAGGGATCTAGCCTCATAGAAGCCCCACCACTGCGTCCGGCGAGGTTAAGCAGGGAGGTACGCCCAGCATCCAACCTTTGGGTCGCAGAAGTGATCTCAGGGGCCATAGACTGGAAGGCTGCGGTACGGCTCCCCCCGGCAATGGGGGCGAAGTAGCGTTGGGCAGCCCCCATCTGACCCTGAGCTTGCTTCCAGAACTGGTTGGACCTCTCCATCTGGGCTCTCATCTGTTCAAGGGCCATCTGTTCTTGGGGATTCTTGCCACCCCCGAAGAGGCCAGCGATACCACCGATGGCTCCTCCTATGGCATGCCCCCATCCCGGCATAATGCTCCCACCTAATTGAGCCCCGGAAGCTGCCCCTGATAATCCCCCACCCCAGTTTGCCATGATGACCTCCTATTCGTCTAAAGGCTTGCCGGTATTAATGTTAATACGTTTAGGCCCAGACTTTACCGATGTAGTACTGGATTGCTTATAGATACGATCATAAATATCCCGTACCACACGTTCCATTTTATCAGGCCTGTCTAGATCATTTTTTGATGGATAATGTCTCGCCATACTATTGCGCCTCCCCAATCGGGACATCTTTGAAGATCTTCATATGGGTCCATTCTGCACCATAACCCCATGGTTTTACAAGTAGTTCCGACTCTTCACCGTCTACCTTGAACAAAGCCTCACTGGTAAGGGAGTATTTAGCCAGCTTGGTTTTGCACACCGGCAACCTGATAAAGTCCTTCTTATCCAACCCACCGGTATGGGTGATTCCAATAACCACAAGAGCAGTGCCATCTTCATCAGTGATGGTGAAGGTCAAGTCAGCAGTGGAGACATGTCTCAGATATAGATAACCATGATAGTAATATCCCGGAAATCCATGAGTCAGGTAGGAAGTAGACCAACTATAAGCATAAACATTAGTTCCCACCTCAGTAAATCTGGGTTCCCAAATATACAGTAAAGGAGTAGCTCCGTTGGTATTCCACTGGATATCAAGGGAGATGTTCCGTGCTACCACCCAGTCACTTCCCACAGGTACCGGAACCTGAGTCCGGGTGGCGTTGGTTACTGTAACAGCGGGGGCGGAAGTAGAGGCGTTATCAAATTTAGGGGTAGCTGTCACGGCTACAGAGTTGGTATTACAGTCCAACATGATGTCTCCAAACAGCTTATTGTGTCTGGGATCATTCATGTCGAGGCATTTGGTAATAACTTGACAGGGGATATCGGTGCCATTGTCCGAATCCCCAGTAAGCTGATACACCCCTCCATCTGCTCCACCACAGAGTATAGAGTGAACATTACTTCCTTCTTCCCCATAGTGAACCCTGATGCCGGGGGTATAAACGTCATAAAACCACCCCCGCCTACCCTCCATCAGATCCTTGGCGTAAATGAGTGTGTGCTCAGCCATTACGCGGTACCTCCGTCAACAGCATCATCCCATGAGGTTGAGAGATCGTCCAGTAGTTCAACTTGGATAAAGTTGGTCTGGATGGAATCCACCCAAGTGTCCAAGGAGTCTTGGAAGCCAGAACCGGGGTAAAGTATACCCTTGGTAATGGAATCGTTCCAGAAGTTAAGGGTGTCGATGAACCCTAAGTTATAGTGTTTAGAGGCAATAGAGTCTGTCCAGTTGTTCAGGTTATCTGTGAAGGAGACTGGGATAACCACCGCTAAGGTGTTATCCGGGTAGTCGAAGTAGAGGTAGTCATCGTAGTAAGAGAGCCGGAAGTTGGCATTAGCTCCGGGGATGATATACGGATAAGGGACAGTGTTAACAGTCTCCCCTACATTACCTTCGTTGGGGAAGGTAGGTCGAAGGTCTTCGGCGGTAATGTCAGAAGGTGAACCCCCGTCAGTCCCATAGATCCCATCCTTACTCAGGAAGAAGAGTACATCTCCCGGAATAGATTGGGGATTGGTGAAGGCCCACCTTGCCCAGAGTCCTTTACCAGAGGGGATCTCCACATAGTTCCAACCAACCACCGCTCCTGATTCATCTTGTGTTTCAGGAAGTACCTGAAAAAACCTTTCACTGCTCCAGATGTAACATCTACCATTGTAAATTACCCCATTCATAAGAGGTTCGGAAGGGGTGGTAATATCCAACCAGTTTGTTTGTCTGGTAGTGTCAGCATCTCCGGGGTTGGTCCAGTACAACCTTTGGGGGTTAACAGGATCTCCGCAGCCGAAGAAGGTGTCGTTGAGCGGCCCCCAGAAGCAGGGCATAGGTTGACCTTGAAGAATAGGTTCTGGAATCTCCCAACTGGCATTGGTTTGTGTCCCACCACTTTCGTAAATCTGTAAAGAAGTAGAGGAATAAACTTGGTAGATGGTGTACCAGACACCATTTATGCGTATGGGAGTATCAGAAGCCCAATCTGTAGAGAACCCAGATCCTTCTACTAGCACTCCAGTAACCGTTGCCCCTGTACCTGATACAGGTGCTCCGATAATGGGCCACAACTGATAATGAACCTGTCCCTCTGAAGGATTAGCTACAATGACATCATCAGGATATTTATCCTCAAACCCAGTAGGAACTACAGTGTTATCTACAGACCCTATGTAGTACCAATCCTCTGGTAGAGATCCTCCCCTGCGTTGAAAATCCAACTTATCTACCTCTACCGCAGCCGTATACTGCTGTGGGGCAGAAACAGTAACTGCCTCTCCAAGGAGGTCGTATTCTTCAACTGTTGCTGGGGACCAATTACTTACCACTCCAGTGGAGGAGGTTCGAGCTCTATAACGGTATCGGTAACCAGCCCCGAGATCACCAGCATCTGGGCCAGAGAGGCCAGTAAGGTAAACGGAGTGCAAATAAGTATAGGTATGGATATTATCCCATTCCTCCCGCTCATCATAGTTAACAGGTTCCCTGATACTAGTCTCAAGTTGGAAGTAGTAGATGTTCTTCCAAGAGGGGTTACCTATTTGGGAAAACTCCGCCAGCTTAACCTTAAGTCCTCCGGGCTCGGTAAGTTGGTCAGGAGTGAAGGTAGCGTAGAAGTAATCAGTGTCAAACTTTTTATCTTGGTCAGCTGTATCAGTACACCCAAACATGATCTTGACCAAGGTTGTATCTGCAGGATGAGTCAAGGAGAGGTTGATAGCGATGTAGGAGTCTGGAGTGGTAGAAATATCCGTTGTAATCCGGGAGAGGTCGAGGGCAGGGTTGAATTTAGGGGAGGTCGCGTAACCGGTTAAGGGTAACGCTAAGTCCTCAGTGATATTGGTGTGCTGACGAAGACTCCAATTACGAACCGCTCCCATAACACTATGAGTCTTAGTAGCGTAACACCTGAAGGTGCTACGTACATAAACTGTATCCCCAACATTCCAAGAACTTGGGGGAGTACATAGGATCGTCTGTACTGCATCGGAGCCACTGATGATGGAAGTCATTAAGGCGGACTCCCCTTTAGTGGTATTCTCCAACATCCCATAGGCTTCCAAGCCATTGGTAATATCTGTTAGGGTAATAGAATTTTGCCCGGAGGGAAGGGTGGCTATAGATGCAATCGTAGTAGATGTAGGGAAGCCATTACTAATGGCAGTTACCACCACATCCTCTTCTGACCCCAAATCATTGCTGTACAGGTACAAGAGCATATTACGAACAATGCCAGTCATTACTCCGGGTTGGATAGTGCACCAACCAGTGGTACCTGAATCATAGGTTATAGCTTGGATATTGGTAACGGTGTGCTTTCCCCCACTCATATCTCCCACAAACGCAGGTCCTGATGCCCACCCTGCAGCGTCCATCACTGCAGGGAAAACTTCCTTAAACACAAATGTACCTGCCGCACCCCCTCTGCCAATCACCGGAGGTAAAGTAGGTGGGGGAAGACCTACAGAATGTAAGGTACCATCTACGTTTACCTTAATGTGCTTATTGGAATCCATGACATACATCCATGGATCAGGGGATTGGGAAGGGCGGTAGGGTACAAGGGCAAGGGGGTTGCCGCTGTAACCGGTATCTACTTGGGTAAAGGGTCCCTGACCTATGGAGAGGTTCTCGCCGGAACCAATTACTCTGGTCCATGCACCGGTACGGGGGACGTTGAGTCTACGAATACTGTGCACTGCCCCATTTACAGTACCAATAAGTGAAAGGCCTTTTCTGGCTTCCAACCTACCTGTTTGGTAAGCACGGACATTTTTGAGAAGGGCATACTTTAACTGTTTTAGTTCATCAATAGGACGATTAAGGTCCATCCCCAAACAAAAGAACCGGTTGGTATCCCGTTGAACCTTGAAGTCAGGACTCATTGTTTCCCTCCCGGTTTACCATAGCCCCAGTTTTCAGGTGTTCTGGGTTCCCCTGCTGTTTTCATCCTCAATCTAGTCATCTCTTCAGCGTTGGTGATCTTATCCATATCCCTCCATAGTCTACTACAAGCTTCCATGCGTTTATTATAGTTAGAGCACATCTCGAAGAAGTTTTCGAGAAGAGGCATGGTGGCTTGGAATTCAGCCCCACCTACCTTAAACATGGCAAGGTGAACACAGTAGTCAAGGACCGGGGAGTAGAGTTCCCTGCCCAACTGAATGAAGTCAGAATCACCCCAAGGGAGTTGGGCAGTACGGGTGATATCAAAGGAGATGGTAGTGGAGCCATCTGCAGGGGGGTAAAAGGCAACGTAGTTAAGGCCAGCGGTGGCTACCATCTGCGGGGCTCCGGGTGTAGCCTTCTGCCAGTCACCGTTGTAGGCATCCAATTCGGCAAGGGTGACTACCTGAATAGGGGCAGTGCCGATTCTGGCAGCTAAGATGGTGGTGTAGTTGTTAGCCATCTCAATACCGTGCTGGTAACGCTTTTCACAGTAAGCAGCCCTTTCGGGGTCTTTAGCGGGATTGTCTCCTCCTAACACTTCCGCAAGGGCTCCCCACTTTAGAATCCATGTCATATCATCGTTGATCCCTACTGCAGTAGGTTCTAGGGAAGGTTGGAAGTCAGCCCCAGCTGAGAGGGTGAGGAGTTCCATGTCATTGAGTACTGAAGGAGCAGGAGCCAACTGCATGTGAGACTGCTTGATGGCCAACTCAGAGTAGTAGAGAGGATCTTGGGCAGCAACAGGAGTCCAACTGGGATCGTAAGAGGTGAGTTCTTCTTCGGCTGCTCTCCAAAGATTCCTATAACCCGTTGAGTCCTTCCACGCTACCCTACGAACATCGATAATCGAGTCAGGGATCTTAATAATGCCATCGTTGGTGAGGGTGATGTCTCCATTGGTAATCCTAGTGATTACCGCCCCAGTTTCTCCAAGGAACCTATTACGTCTTTTCTGCAAAGCATGGGTAAGGTCAGCGAGGTTGAATTGTTCTGTACCAGTCCACCCAGCAATCCAATCCGCAGTGATGTTCTCCATGAGATCATACTGCATACGGTTGATCATTTCTCTATCGGTTACGGTCATCCCAAGGCGCATAGGATCAATGGTATAGAGGTTTTGAAAGGCCCCGGTAGGTGTACAGTCAAGCCTATAACCGTTGTACCATGTCAAGAGGGAAAGGGTACGGAGGGCTTCGTGGACGATAGTCAGGAGTTCGTCAGAGGTCCAATAGACCATATCAGGGTCATTCAATCTATTGGCTAACTGGGTTTTGAAGGTGTGAAGGTCCTCGTAGAAGAAATAAGGTTCCTGAATAGAAACACGAACGGAGTCTGTAAGGGTAAGGGATTCAGTGTAGGAGGCAGTACGAGGGACAACAACCCCAAAGTTAGAAGCAGGTCCTACCTGTATTTGAATATATACGTACTGTAGTAGTGTTTCAGATCCAACAGTAGCTCCAGCAGGAAACACAGCTGGGTATGGTACTGAAGGATCTCCTGTATCATAGGGAGCTGGAGCTTTGTAGTAACAGGTGTCCCTATTCAAACCTTGCGTAATATATGCAGTGTTATTTTTTACGTAGCTGGAACCGGGTACCGGTAATTCTGCGGCTACGCATAACCACACCCGCCCTACAGGTAACTCTACTGCAGTTACTGTCCCGGACTCCGATAAAGAAAAAGGATGCCAAGTACTAGTAGCGGGAATAACTGTAGGCCCTGAATCTGCCAATAAAGTAGCTCCAGTAGGGTCAGTGTCAGAGGCTCCACCAGAGTAAATAGCCATCCGGGCGATGCGGGATACTCCTGCAGGAGTAGTCTGGTAAAACATCGCCTTCATACCTACAGCATAAGTATTGGGTGTTATATGATCTATACGTTCTAAATAACATCCAGCACTTAACTGAACTCGGCCACTACCAAAGTACGTATTATTTTTAGTACATGCCCCAGCTAATATATCACCGTTATATTCAGGGGGGATAAGGAGTGGTTCACCTTCAGTTGCAGCAGCAAAATAGTGGAAATATACAGCATCAGTGATAGTATAACTACCAAAAAGTCCTACCCACCCCGGATCAATAATAGATGAGTTCACAACATCTATCAGCCATCCTGCAGGTTCCTTGTGCGTATGAGACCATATTTTAAGGCGAAGCGTAGTACCTTGTATTTGGAATCGTACCCATTTGGGGTAGGTATCTGACCCACCATCAATATCATTATAACCACTTGCCTGTGGGGCATTAGATACCTCTGTAGCATTTGTACTGGATAGGTGAGAATAAATATATGCAAAAGCATTTGGCCCTGCGTAACCGGGGCGCATCGTATACCCTATAGGAATAGTTGGAGTTGGTTCTCGCAACCGCCCACCGATTGTTATACATCTATTACTGAGTGAAGTTGTAGCAAACGAACCTAAAGCTAAAATATCTACATTTGTAGAGTTATCTAACGCATCACAAGTAAGCGCAGCAGCTTTAGTAGGGGAGGTAGGTGTAATACGTAGTACATTCCCACCCATAGAATACAAGAAAGATGTCGCAATTATTTCCGCTGTAAAATTGGCTGGGTTATACCGCTTAGTCCAACCGGGAAGTGTGGTTCCTAATGCGTACTCGCCAAAGTTAGCTGTAAATACCGCCATAACCCCTCACCCTACAAAAAGGGCTCCCCTACCACCAGAAGGGGTAAAGGAGCCCCTAGATTACTTCCACACCACTTAGATGTGCTTGGGCAACTTACTGGGACAAACTTCTCCCTTACCCGTAGTGGGAATCTCTCCATCATAGATCTTCTCCGGGACAGCATTTGCAGAGGAGGTCCTCTTGTAACCAGAGAAAGGACCCTGATTCTCGCCGTTATACACCCCCGGCCCACCCTTGTTGTTGGAAGGCGGAGTGGCGATCATGTCCATCGGGGTGTTCACAAAACTATTCTTTGCCATAACTTACTCCTTGTTAAAAGGCATGTTTCTGCCAGAAGTTCGCATCCATAGGCAGGGGGGCCCAAGGAAGCCTTGTTATTGAGTCATACTGAACATTCATCAGGGCAATCTCCTCGTCCTGACGTTCCAGCTCAGCCAGCATAAATTCTGCCTTATTCTGGTGAGCTTGAGCAAGTTTTAAGTTGTAGTAGGGGTTAACCTTCTCTATGGAAGGTCCCGGCCAACTGGCAGCCTCAGCCATGGCTAGTTCAAGGAGGATGTCTCCCCTGATATATCTTGGTAAAGTAGCCCCAGCATCTTGTAAATCAGTTGCCCTTGCTACATACATAAACGGTAATACGTATGCGGATGTAACGTGAGGCCAAACTTCAAAACGTGGTAAAGGTACAGTTTCGCCTGTAGGTGTGTAGTAGTCTCTCTGCGCCACAAGGTAAGCCTGCCCCCTATTACTCCTCTGAGCATCCCATGTATTCAGTTCCCTTTGGCTAATGTTCTGGTGTAGCTGCCAGTTGAAGCGGGGGTCCCAGACGGTAATGAGATAGTTGAAGTCCGAGGGAGGGGAGACGTAGGCAGAATAAATCTCATACCCACTATCAGTGGCACTGTCCGCTCCCCATACTAAATCAAGTGTAAGCGTCTGTGCTACTTCATCTACAGCGGTAATGGTGTATATGGGAGTAACATTGGTGAGTCTAAACTGTCTCCCTACCATGGAAGTGGTAAAGACAGTACCCGTTCCCGTGACAGTATCACTCCCCTGAGTTAGGGAGACAGTACCTGTATTGTAAAGGGCTGAAAGAATAAACTGCCCCTGCTTCTGCAGCCAAGACCACGGCCTGCGTTCAGCAACCTGCCTGAACGCATTAGCTACCCAGTCCCGTGCCAAGAGGGGGCCAGCTATAGGACAGCGGAGGAGCACCTTACCCGCAATACTTGTATATGTATCCAGAGCCATAGGTACTCCCCCGCTTAACTATTAGTGTCCGGTAACCCGACACTGCACATTCGTAACGGCACCGGCAGCATCAAAGGTAATACGGCTCTTCATTCCCGTAATGGCAGTAGAAGCAACCGCAACCCCAGAAGTATTGGTGTCATTAACAAACGTAACGTTATCGACGGTCCGCATAGGCACATCAAGCCAATCCCCATCCGCAGCGATGTCAAACTTGTAATACCACTCCCGGAAGGAACCGTTGACGTTAACCTTAGGATAACCATCATCCACTGTAACAGCGGCAGCCATACGTCACCTCCTTACGGGATGTTGGTCAGATCGATATCAGCGTAACACACGTTGGTAGCAGAGGCTGTTCTGCACCTACCAATAGGATTGTAGGTAGGAGCAGTCCCCACAGCTTCTCCAGCCGCCTTCGCGGTGTTGGCGGTAACATCGGCAATCAGGGTTTCACCCACCGCAACATCATTGGTATCGGAGACTGCAATGTTACGCCCCCTAACCAGAATGTCACAGTACCGCCCCGCTGTAACGGCGCTGCGGAAGATACCCGCAACGGAGTTGGCAAAGGCGTTAGTACCCAACGATCCGCCTTCGGCCTGCCGCTTGTCGTTGGTGACAAGATAGTTAGCCCGATCCTTCCAGAACGCAAGCTGGTTGGCGGCCACCACACCAACAGTGTTGGCGGCAGTAGCACCAGAATCCAGCTTCACCCTCTGGTAAGTGCGGTCGTTGTAGTCGTAGGCCTTACCCAACTCTCCCGGACGCTGAAGAGTTTCAGCCGACCAAGTGTCGGGGTTACCGGTCTGGATGTACACAGTCTGGTCTCTATTGATGTTAGGCATGTGTCCTCCTTAACCGGTGATACCATAAAGCTGTTTGTGATAACGCGGAGCAAAGGTGACTGCCGCAGCAGCCAGAACCTGACCCGCAACCTTGGTGTTGCCCTGACTCGGCTTGAATCCGGTGAAACCCAGCCCATACTCAGCGTCATTGCTGAGGTACATATTGGCATAGGGCTTACGGGCATTCAGCCACCACAGAGTCTCGGCAGTGACGGTGGGATATTCGGTAAGAGCACCCAGCGACATCTGCTTGATGTAGGTGGTGGCGATCTTATCGTTGGTGCCGCTGATGTAGGTACCCGGACAATACCGGGACCGCATCAGGGTGGCGCTGTTGAACTTGAGCCCCGTGAAGCCAATTTTGGGGTCCTGAGTGTCATTGAACCTCTGCTGGGTCTGGAACTTCTCCTTGATGTAGGAGAAGCACAGAGGAGTGGTGACACCGACATTAGGTTCAATGTTCCCGAAACAAGCGTCAGAGTAGGACTCTTCGAGGGTGTTGTACTCGATGGGGCCGTTGACGTTGACCGGGGCGGAGTTAAGGGCATTCCCCACAGCTCCACCACGAGTGATGGTGCCGTAGGTGCCATAGGTATTACCATCCCAAGAAGCCGTGGTGTTGTCGTTCAGAGCTTCCGGGAGGCCGTTCCAGTTGGCAACATACCCTGCGTTGATACCATTGAGGTAGAGCCCGATGGCCATCTGAGCACCGATGGTCATATAAGCATTGGTCATACGGCTTTCGATCAGCTTAAAAGCCGCATTGGGACCCTTGTTGATAACCTGAATGTCCTCTTTGGAAAGAGTGACGTTCATCTGCCAGAACTTGATGTTGAACTGGAGCTGCTGTTCAACCTGAGGTTCCGTGATGTCGAACTCCTTACCCTGCAGGTAAGGTCCACCGATCAGGCCGTCATAGTAGCGAGTTGTTACTCCAAACTATTACACTATTGCTATTGAATAGTTTGGGGCACAGTCATTTCTGCTGTGCTCTCATGGTTTATATTCCCATGAGACCGGACTATTGCATCACCCTCCCTGTTAAGGGTAGGGGCCTCTTTGTTTAGTCTCTCAGCCTGCACAGCGCGTCCGCCATTGAGTTCACAAAGAGCTGCCCATAGTGCAGCACGTTTCTCCCGGAGATCAACTGGTACAGATTTCCAAGTACCCTTGGTTGATTTTACTCTGGTTGTGAACCCATACTCTAATACCAATCGAGCTTGCGCTTGTTTTACGACAAGGTAAGGCAGGAGAAGGGAGATAACCCTTAAAGCATCCTGCCCAAATACCCGCCATGTCCAATAGCCTCGATGAGTATTAGTATAGTGACGAACTTTACCAACACCGTGAAACATGGAGTGCAGAAGACGAATAGGAGCCTCATGAACCTGCGCTACCTCAATTTGAACACGGTAAGTATAATACCCCCGCTTCTTGTCAAGGCAGCGAGTCAGGCCGATGTAGCCTTCCCCGTCTGTGAATCCTGCCGCCCATGCTAACTTCACTGTGTCGATCACTTGCTTGGCCCTCGTTGGCATTTCAGCGTTCGAGTCAATTAAAAGAGGTTTTTGTCATCCACATTACTGTGGAAGGAACTCCATTTAGTTAAAGTTCTCCCCTATGTACCGCCCACCATCGTAAGTCTCCCTGACATTACTCTTCAGGTACGCCAAAAGAGGATCGTTCTGAAAGAGCATATCGATGAGCTTAGGAGTCTTCCGGATGTATCGGTGTGTTGCTACCGTAATCTGGTCTAACTCAGCCATTGTTGACTCCTCGTCCTAACTATTAGGACCGGTTTTTGTTTGCGATGTCTGCTGCCCAAGTGTTCCACCCTTCGAGGAAACTGTTGCGGGAATCCCGATCTGCTTCCATTTCGTTGGCAGCCGGTTTAGCCGGTTCAGTTCGATCAAAGAAAGGACTGGACTCCTTCGGAGTGGAATCAATAGGCAGCTGATGCGTAGAGAGTACCTTCTGCGCTCCGCGTTCCTCAGCCTCTTTTATTTTTGCTTCAAAGGCGGCCTTCTGTTCTGCTTCCACCCGGGGGGAGATAAACTCCTTGTAGGCTAAGTCAGGGGGAAGGCCTTTTTGCACCGACAACTTCTCCACTTCATCGAAGTCCAGTTCTTCTCCGAAGCGTTTGAAGTAATCGATTGCAAGTCGGGGTAGGGTTTTAGAGAGGCCGACGTAGCCCGCCCGTTCGGCACGGAAGCGGTCGTCAAGGTACTTGTCGAGTTCATCCTTATTGCTGAACCCGAAGGCATTTGCGTCATTGGATGTCGTATAGTTAGGATCGAGCGTCCCATATGTGGATTCATACTGACGCAGCTTTTCCAAACCACTCAGATTTGCTTGGTAAGCAGGGAGAGCGGTGTTGTTATACCAGTCATCATACTGGGCCATCCGAGAGTCATACTCACCCTTCAACGTATCGAGGGTGGAGTGATGATCCGGGGTGGGGACAAACGCCTGACGAAATGCTTTGGATACGGCATCATCGCCCAGAGCAGCTTCAACAGCAGCGACCTGTGCAGGGTCAATTCCCGCCTTGGAAGCTATCTCCTGCCAATAAGCTCGTAGGTCTTCGGTTCTCTTTGCCATTCGATCCTCTTTCCCAGTGCCTACCTCTCAGTGGAGGCCCAGCACCTAAAATAAGGTAGTTACATTCCCGGCATAGGGCCGGGGCCTCCCCCTTGCGGGGGCATACCACCTCCACCCGGAGGCATTCCTCCCGGCATGGGTGGTCCCGGAGGGGGTGTCATCATAGGCATGGCACCCGGAGCACCTCCCTGTTGTAAAGGTTGCCCAGCCATGTTTGCGGACATGGCCTGCGCCACTATTTGTTCCAGATCTGTGATTGTACCGGTAAGAAGGGGGGCGATGTCGGGGAGGCCGTTGGCAATAAGCTGAAATGCGTCCTTTGCCATTGCAAGCCCCTGCATCGTCATAATTTGCGGAGAGTTGGCCATATCTCCGAGCCCTACGCCCCCATTGGTGGGGGGAGGCATGAAACTGGACTTGTTCCCTCCCGGTGGTTGAGGGGGAGGGGAGTCCAGTGATACGTTACGCGATTGCGTTGCTGGCGATGCAGTTTCCATAAGTCGCTCCTGTAATGGTATTTACCCCGAAACAGAAAAATGTCAATACCTTTCGGGATAAAAGGAGTTATTTTCCCTTCCCAAGGGGTTTGGCAGGGGTAACTACCATGCCTTTCTTCATTCCCTTAGGGGTACCCTTACCAAGGGAAGCAGCCTTCCCACCTTTCTTCAACGACTTGGCCGCCTTGGCCATGTCTGCGGGTTTACTGAAGTTAGTGTCGAACATGTTATTCTCCTTTAAGTAGTTTACCTGTTTCCTTCCGCTTTTTCGCCATCCCCGTACTACGGAAGTTCAACTCATTACGGGAAAGCTCTTTCATACGAAGTCTATCCTGTTGAGTATACTTCTTTTTGGGGCCAATGCCGAAGTATCTGGTTTCAGGTTTGGCCCCTAACTTTCTAATCTCCCCGAGCCTCTCATCGGCTGCCTTTAACCATATAGAGGAAGGGTCAGAGTGTTTAGGGATGGTAGCCATAAGGCCCTCCTTTATTTACTTTTAAGGCTCTTCCCCTTACCCATTTTCTGCTTATGAGCAAGAGCCTTGCGTAAAAACCCTTCACCATGATAAGAGGCCTCCTGTTTAGGGGTCTCCAGCTTCTCCTCGTGGCGCATCTGTGATTTCTTCATTTCTTCCTCCTTGCCAACCCCTTTTCAGAGGTGGAGGCAAAGTCAGATAACTGCCCTTTTGACATCTTTAGAACCCCCCTATTCTTCTTATGAAGTTTAGAAGGGTGATGCTCTGCAATAGCCATTAACCTTCTCTGGGCCTTACTTAGGGCTGGCATCTTTGCCCCCTTCCTTTTCTGGTATCTGGAAGGTCATAACCACCTTAGCATTGTTTACCCTATCTACAAGGGAATGGAGGTCCTCAACCAGTTGGTTAAGGACCTCCTGAATCAATGGTATGGTCTCACGATTCAGTTTATCAATCTCCTTTGTGAGATCCACGATGTCCATGGTTAATTCCCAATGTAGAAGTTGGTACCAATACGAAGGTCAAGGGAAGACTTGTTAAGGGAGTCCCACTGGCCCCCAACACCCACATTAATACCAATCCCCTCCTTCACCCTGTAATCAACAAACCCACCATACTTAAAGGCCGCGCTATTGAATTCACCAGTAGTAGCCAGCCCTGCGGCTCCCATACCCCACAACGAGAGCTTAGGGGCAATCTGCATAACTTTGTAAGCAGCCCCGGTGGTAGCGTTCAGCTTCAACATCACCTTGCCGTCAATAAAGGTGAAGGAAGAGTCTTCCACCGTTTCAACAGGAGTAAAGTCCCAAAGGGTGTAGCTGATAAGTTTCTCAGTCATAGGGATACCCAGAACCCCATAACCAAACCCTTTATCGCCAAATCCCCCTCCAAAGCCCACAAACCTCCCAGGGAGGTCCTGCGCCATCACAGGGAGAGTAAACGCCATAATCAAAACCAAAACCATTACAATACGCTTCATTGGTTATTCCTCCTTAATTGGACTCTTTATCAGGGTCGAAGCGAAGTAGTTTATCAATCGCCATAACCCCACCGGTAATGAACGCCACTAGTAGAACAATAAGCCAATGGCTGAAGTCATTCCATGAGTCAATAGCTACATTACCAGATGCCAGCATCAGCACAAGTTGTGCCGCACCTCCACTGACAAACGCCCTCAGGAATCTTTTGAGTACACTCCATGCAAATTCTTTACTCATCATCCCTCCTTTAATACGTCCAAATAGTAGGCTGAGGAAGAGAAGGATCTGCGTCCACGTGTACGAAGTTGGATCCAATCCCGATACGACGGATACCCAGAAGGAGTGCCGCTTGTAGAATGGCATACTTCTGGAATCCTTCCGGTGCGGAGATGTCCGCCGCGTACCCTTTGAGGTGAGCACTGTTAGGCTTCCCCCCTACTGCTTTATTATGAGCAGGTGTACGGTATCCACTCGTAATAATAAAAGGAATCCTCGCTACCTCTCTCATACTATCAAGTGTTTCGAGGAATTCCTTGTTCATGTGAACCCCACTTCCTTCCCAGTCAGGACTGTCGAACTCCTCCGGCTTAAAGTACTTCATTTGAACCTCAATGAGTGATAAGGAGAATATGAACCACGTCGTTTTCTGTTCCCGCAATATACACTTCTTTGGTGTTTAGTGGAGCATCCCCACTAAACGGACCAATGGTGACAATACCCTCAGCCGCGAGGGTGTGGCCATAGTCAGTAGCAGAAACGTCTGAATCCCCGATGTAAATTGCAGAGTTCTGGGCTGTGTTCTGAATAATCATCTGCCTCACACCTTTGTGGTCTGAGGTGGTAACAGGAGTAGCCGCAGCCCCAATGGTAAGGTTGATGTGTCGTAGTGCCATAGTTACCTCTTCCTCTTGGTTTTAGGCTTAGGAGCCCTCCAAGAACGAATGATGATGTTGTAACCTTCTAACTGAAGTTCCTGCTTCCAGAAACCTAATTCGTTAAGGAAGTTGGTGAGGGTTACAGGGGTAAATCCCATCTTATGGAAGTTCTCCCCATACTCCTGTTGACCATACAGAACATTAAGGACGTTGTGATCGATAACCCCCTTGTTGATCTGTTCAGCCGCCCAACCGATATTAGGGACAATGATTCTGAATTCTCCCTTCTCTTTAAGCACTCTAGTCCATTCCTTGAGGACATCAAGGGTTTCGTTACGGCCAAAATGCTCTAAGACATGGGAGGAGTAGATGATGTCGAACTCCTCGGTTGCGAAGGGGAGTTTTCGGAGGTCACATCTGTAATCAACCCCCTCCAGTTCTCTAATATCACACCCCACCACCTGCCCTTCCTGAGTCTTCAACTTGTTAGGGCCACACCCAATATCGAGGATTCTCTTTTTAGAGGGTTTAACCCCATAAGGGAGGCAAGGTTTGGAATCAGGGGGAAGGTTATAGCTTCTACCTGTTTTCACATCAATGTGGTTAGGAAGGATTTGACCATGAGCCAAGATCTTCCAATCAGTCTTTTCCCGTAAATTCTTACAGAAGTAAAGATCCTCCGTCCACTGTTCCCCAAACCTCACATTGTCGAGGAAGGGATCTAAATTATCAACCGTCTTGAACCAAGGTTCAGGTAGGTCTTTGAAGAGTTCAGTACGGAGTATGGTGCACCCCATCCCAATACCGTCCACCTCAAACACCTCCCCAACCTTCCAATCCCAGTAAGGTCCCGATCCTGTTCCCCTGAACACTAAAGGTTCCGGTCTGTCTACTTTGAGGGAGTAAATACCCCCCACCACCCCAGCTTCCGGGTGGTGTTCAGCCATGAAAATAAGTTCCCTCAATGTCTGGGGAGGAAGTTCAACATCCTCATCCCAGAAGAAAATATACTTAGCCCCTATTTCAAGGGCCTTCTTCACAAAAAGGTTCCTCGCTTCCGCAATAGGAACCCCGTAAGTGTTGATCATCACCGTGTTGTAATTCATCGGCGGTGAACAGTTGTGGAAGGCAAGGGTCAGCTGAGGCGGCAAAGGCCTCCCACTGAACGGAATAGCAAACAGCAAGGATGGGAAACTCGGATACCCCAAACTAGATTGCACGGGTCCTCCTCAGGACAGTTAGTTGGTAATAGTCATAGTAACAGCAAGGGTGTTGGAGGTGCTGAAGTTGATATACGTGGAAGTGGTAACCCTGTTGAACATGGTCCCACCAGAATCAGCGGAGTTGTAGATACAGAACTCCCCAATCTGACTGGACCCTGTAAAGGTCTCGTTGGTGTTGAAACTAATAGCTCCAGTGAAGGTACACGCGGAGTTGGTAGCCGTGGTAAGGCCGGTGGTACCAAACGCCTTGATGGTCATATAACCACCAAGAGCTGTTTGGTTACTGGACGGAGCGGTACTGGAAATAGATCCAATAGCAATGGCACTTAGCACTTGGGCGTTGCTGGAAGGCGTGAGGCGTTCCAGAGCCCATCCCCTCCCCCCGGCGGTAACTGTATTATGGTGCTTACCCCGCTTGAGAATCTGGTTGGTTCTGGCATCCCGGAGGACAAACTCCAAATACCCCCGAAGCTGCAGGGAATCAGTCATTGTTGCTTTCTTTTTGCTCATGATTGTCCTCCTTAGGGGACGGTTGAGTTATCACTGGGGTAACAACAACAGTGATGTCGTCCCCCATATCCATTCTATCCATCTGACCCATAACGATTAACCTCTATAACCTCTTCAGTTATAACACCTTCCTCGTCAATCCTTTCGTAAACCACCCTCTTTACGTCAGGGGGGAGCTTCTTCCGGATATTGTTCCTCTCCTTCACCAGTTGTGCAAACTGGTTGGAGTAGGCTCCCTTGAAGATAACTGTATCATCATCCTTCAATACCACCGTTGAGAAGTCAAAGGGATCATGGAATTTCTCCAATTTATCCCCTACCCTCATAATCCCTACAATCCATTCAATGTCAACTCCCATTACCCACTCTCGCTAACCGCCCCACTGGATTTCTGCTGCGGAGGCTCTTGACCGCTTGCCTTCCTCCCCGCAGAACTCACCACCATACCCAACTGCATCTGCTGCTCGGCTATTAGCCGTTCGGTGATGGTTTTAGCTCCTTCGGGAGGATTCCCCACATTGGGGATGTTCAGCTGCTCAAGCAAGGTCCAATGATCCACCAGTCCTGCCCGAGCCAGCTGCAGGTATTTAAGCTGAGTCTCGATCTCCGAAGCATTCAGCAGTGAGGAGGGAGCAATGTGGTAGGACACTTGACTGAAGAAGAACTTAGCCCTGTCGTAACGGGGTAAAGGTCCCCTTGCCAAGGCTTCCATCTTGACAACCCCTGAAGAGGAGTAATCGTTTTCAAGGTAAGCGGGAATAAATGATCCCGGGTCCTGGTCGAAGTCATCTGGGGTTGCCCCAGCTGCCCCCAAAATAGCCAACCGCAACGATAGGGGATAAAATTGGGCAAAGTTGGAGGCCGTCATGGTGGCAAATTCCCGCATATAGGTCTCAATGATTCTACTTCTCAACCTAACAGAAGGAGACATAGCCTCCTGAATCCTTTCAATAGTTTCCGGTGAAGGCATCTGCTTCATCTTCATCATATCCGAGAAGTCTCTGACTCCCGGAATATCATAAATTTTCTCCTCGTAGTAGTTGAGGATCTGGAGAACATCGGGAGGGAGGTTGGGGGGATCTTGAATCATAATCCCCTTACCGGTGAGCATGTTCTGCCTGATCTTTAACCCCGCCTTACGGGTATCAATCTTGTTAATCTCACTCTGGGAGATGGTGTGTTTATCCCCAATTACAGTAGGTCTGGCCACCTGCTCCAAGTGGTCATCAATCACCCGCATGATTCCATTCACTGACCTAGCTAAGGGCAAAATATCCCACAATACTCCCTTCCCCAACCAACTCCATGGCCAAGGGTCTAGAGTGAGTTTTGCATACGGGTATAGTCCATGCCAGTAAATGGCGGGGCCATCATATAGTATGGCGGTGTTGGTGAATACAATACACCGCTTACGGGGATACAGTTGATCTCCCGGCTTTACCTTATAAGACCAGTTGTTACGAGGATGCTCAGGATCTATCCATTCTCCCATAAACTTAGGCTGCCCTGACTTGTTAACCGACCTGTCGTCAAGATAACAAGTGTATAGGTCAACAGAGGGGATTCTGGGTAGTTCCTTTACCGGGGCCTCTGAAAACAGCTTCTCCCTGAAAGGTGATCCGTAAGTGTCGTAGAGTTTGTTGATTCTGGTGCCATTTAACGACTGGGATACCATAGACCCATCCCTATCTGGGATAATAAGATGAGCCTTATGGGGGAACATGGCTTTTACATAGTTAACTGACCTCTGAACCCTGTGAATCACCCCTGCTGCTTCCTGTAGTGAGAGGGAAACAGAAGGGGGACGAATAGGGATAATATCCCGGGGGTCTTCCGCGCTAATGTCTAAATCTTGGGTATTGGTGTTGTAGAAGATGTGAGAATACCCCGACCCTGCAGCCAATGAGTACTTGATTACATCGGCGTTTTTGAGATCAATAGTCCTGTTAAGGTACCAGTGTTCTGAAAGTTGACCAATAATCTCGCAGTGCTTCTTAAACCTTTCGTTCTTTGTTCTATACTCCCAAAACGGTTTAACATCCGTACACATAGCTGCAAGGTCAGTAGCCACCTTCGCCACATGGTTTACACTTGTTTGAGAAAGTACACTACTTTTAGCTGTACTATCCTCAGCCATGATGGCTTTTATGGTGTCTGTGATGGTATTGTAGCCCTTTTGGGAGCGTAAAAATGCATCCCCCTCTTCAAGAGCTTCCTTCATGTACCCCAGTACTTGGTGTTCATAATCAGATGAGGGTGCTGTGGACATTTAGTCTGCTCCTACTTTACGAAGGAAATCCATAAACGATAACGGAGTACCGGTGTCTCCGATACTTACGCCACCTGAAGGGGTTTTTATTGGCTTAGTAGCATTAAGCCAATAGGTAAGTATAGCAGGGTGCTCCTTATTTGCGGCCATCCAATGGGCAAGGGCTGACTGTTGTTCAGGGGTCATTTTACTATAAGCCGCTACATTATTGACATACCCCATTTGGGGGTTCCCCATCAACCTAACCTGTAATAGTTGTTCCTGTCCCATACGGGTAGGGAAGTAGTCGGTAGGATTGACGTTGGGGCGAGGAGTAGGGGTAACTACTTTGGATAACGCAGCTTCATGGATATTGTTTCCAATATCAATGTAGCGTCCTCTAGGGGTAATAAACCCTTGGGTCATTTGAGAAGGGCTTTTACGGAAGGTTACCCCCGGCAGCAATTTACTCCTCACCGCCATCATGGGCATGGGAGAAATGGGGAGGTGCTGTACAGGGGGGAAGAAAATGTCCGCCGCTGTAGAAAGAGGCTTCTTCAACCAGGGGTGTAGGGAGGAATCACGGATTTCGTCACCTATACCCTTGGGGATATGGGTGATTGGTCTTCCTTGATTATCCGCTGGTCTAGTGGCCATTATTGTAATACCCCTACCCCACTAATTACGCCCCATTACCCGAGTTATACCACAACCCTTCATTAACGGTACCAGTTTCTTTCTCAAACTTTTCCAAATCCCGGGCATGTTCAAACTCCACCCTTTGAAACCCCCTCAGCCTGTATCTGGCAGGCATAATCTCATCAGCCCTACCCGGATATGCCACTTCACCTGTTTGGGGGTTCCTGTACACTACAGTGCGTTCTGAGGGATGAACTGCGGCGACTCCAGAGGAGGTTTGGGGTCGCCATAAAATCTGCAGTTCACCCCCATCTTCCTCGTGGTGGAGAGTGTGAGGCCACGGGGAAGCAAAATAGTTCTCTATTACTTTACCACACTTATCACATTGAACGTCGTGAATAGGCACTTAGCGTTTCCCCCGCTTTCGAGTTAATTTCTTAGACCGCAGGGTGTTACTATTGCGGCCTTCACGGTAAATAGAATTTCCGGCTTCGTGCATCCTATCGAAGGTACCTTGCAGACGCTTAATAGTCTCGTAATCACCCTTTTCGCCTCCAAGGCCCATATTGTACTTTATTATGTCTTTATAGGAAGCTCCACCCTGAGAAAGATCATGACCAAGATGCCTACGGGTTCGGTCTTCCAGTTCATGCTTTCGTAAACCTGTATGTGTATAACGCTCCAGTGCTTCTGCTCGGTCTGGCCTCCCCCAAGCCTTGGCTTCTCGTATCCCTCGGGTAGTAGCCAAACTCCCAATAGTTTCACCCGTCCCCGTACTCAATTCCAGCTCAGGCTTCTTGACCTTCTTAGTATCTGCCATATGTTTTCACCTCATCTGTTTTTACCTCATCCCCGCATATTCTTCCAATCCCAGTATAACCCTCTCTTCAAGATGTTTCTCGAAGGTTTTATTACTGGGACACCTTGTCCTCAACCTCTGTAGAAGTTGAGGCTTCAACTGAACATCCACTTCCCCTATCCTCGCCGTCACATACCTCTCCATTTTCCTCACCAGATCTTCGGGGGACTGAAAATTCATTCCAAACAACCTCTCCAGTCTCAACCTTAGGGCATCGTTGATATACATAGGTTTATCAGCTGTATAGTGTACTGTCCGAGTGAGTTGAGCCGATAGCACCTTCCCCAGCTCCCCGCGTTCCTCATAAGCGTTAATAACCTCCGACGGGAGGTTCAACTTAATTGCCAACAGTGCCATAATACCTCCATAGTGTAAATATGACAGGATTTAGGTCCCGTCAAGCTTAAATAGTTATTGTAAATCCTCTAAGAGGTCCGAAAACCTGTCATCCCACATTTCGTACATTCTTGCTGCCGAAACATCCGACCTTTGCCAATCTGGCTCTTTTGAGGTCGAAACTTCCACCTTTTTCTCCTCCACCTGATAACTCCAGTCGTGGGCGGCCCAAATTGCCATCAAAAACGCCCTCGCCCTGTCATCGTGCTTCCCGGAGGACGCCTTGGCGGTCATTTTCAGCTCATCTGCCTCACAATGGGCCAATTCCTCTGCCAAATAAGGAGAAAGAATCTTGATCTTATCCAATGATATGTGTCTAGTTCCCCTGATCCATAAATCCCTTACCGACTTCGGTGAAGCCTGCCACCCCAATGAGGTAGTCATCTTCACGCTCATTGAATCCAGATACTTCCACACAAACATATTAGTATAACCATGTTGATTGAGCATTTTTCGCTGAGTTAGTAACCCCGGACCCGGGTACACCTCAATTATGCACAAACACTGCCCACTCTCGTCGTTTCCCGCATACAACCTCCCCAGAATATTAGCCACATCCGCCAACTCCTCAGGATCAATCGGAGCCGCATATTCACACACCTGAACATCTGGTTTTCCGTTCCTCCCCACCCTAATTATCTCAATAGCCCCATTATCCGTCTTAATATCATCCCTTGTCCTAAACCTCCTATCCCACCCCACAATCCCTACAGTGGGATCACACCCTAATACATACGTCTCCCTTGGTGAAGGAGGCTCCATAACCACCACCAACCCTCGTGGATCTGTGTCCTCTGGTGCCGGGTGCTCCGTCAGCACTCCTTCATTACCAATTCTATAAAGTTCAGGAAGTTTAAGTGCCATTATTCACCTGCACTTCATAAAAGTTAGGCACCACCACCCCCAACCTTATTCTCTCCAGCACATCAACACTAAACTGACTCGCCCCTGTATGCTGAAAGCTCTCTTCCGGGGTAGCGCAGAAGTTAGTTAAAAAGAGGTTAAGTTTCCCCCTTCTTCTCGCCGCATCCCGCTCTGTCTCATACCAGTAAAGCTGCTCCTTCTCCAGTAAAACATCCCTCCCTGTATACAGTCTAGAAGTCTCATACACTCTTCTAGCGTGTTTCATAGTTAACTCAGAAGGAGTCCAGTCTATTGGGGGTGTAGCTCTGTTCTTTCTTGTCTCAATATACCAAGGGGCAAATATATACTTCCACCTTCTCTGTAATCCTTTCCTAACATCCTCCGTAAAGTCATACCACCACCCCCCTAAACCATTCGCAGTACTCTCCAGTATGCAAAGGGTATTTATCCCAAGTGGGAGGGTAGGAAAGAAATCAAGTTCAATCATATTCGGGTAAGGCCAAAACGCACATTCTGTTAAGTGCGCTATATCAAACTGTCTCCCTTGTCCCAGCCCTGATTGCTGCCTACTTTGCTGATACAGCATCCTCGAATCCAGCTTATCAAAGTAGATATGTTCCCCTTTTACGTCGTACCCTATTTCAGGCTTCAAATAAAAAGGTAAACTGTTAATACACAACTTATCCCTATCATAGAGTTCCATGATTTTATCATCATCTACACTCGCTGCCATTCCCCTAATATGCCTATAACTAGTCTCCCTATGACAAAGGATAATTCTACTTAGTGCGGTATTGTGAGAAATATACCCTTCTGCAATGTAAGTAGCAGTAGTTGTTTGTATATCAAACACCCTCTGCACCATTGACTCTTCAGACTTAACTACATGTGCCCATACATCACCATTATTATTGGGTATCTCTTTCCCTTGGAACCACTGCAAATCCCTAAATCTAGTTGGTTGAGTTTTACCCAAAACCCTAAAGATATCCCCTAACCTACTCACAACCAATTTGTGTACAGGTTTACTACCTAACTTACTGCTAGCCCCGCCAATTCTATCGTCAACATCAATCCTGTAATCAACTCCAATACTCTTCAAATACGCATGTGCCCTATCTAATACCGCTCCCGGAACCTGACATACAGTAAGTTCTGCGCCTCCACTCCTCTTAAATCTTAATGACCCCTCACCATCTAACAACCCTCCAAACCAACTATCCTCCACAGTAGGGGGTCCCCACACCTGAGAAAATCGTCTAATCTGATCCCCCACCCTAACATCTTGAGCTTCTCTCCACTGTAAATCGTGACCTCCCCTACGTCGGAAGATGAATTTGTGGTGTAGGGTAGTATGAAAAGTAGTACCATCAGACAGGGTAATCTTCCAAGTTGGGGCATACATCGTACATGTCCCCAGTACCTCAGCCATCCTCATTTTCCTCGCGTGTCCTTTACCACCAACCACATACTCATCAACTCCAACTACCTTATCACCTATTTTAATATCTTCTATAGCAACCCAGGTGAAGTCTCCCCGTAGTACTTTAGTTCCAGCCACACAACATGCCCCCAACTGCCTCGCTTTGTGCATAACTACACAAATCCCATCAACCGCCTCCCCCTTCCTGAACATCTCCCACTGAACATCCTCAACCTCTCCCATTTTCTTCAATGCCAGTTCCTGTGATGACCAGAACCTCACCCTCCCCACTCCCCCGCCAACCGTCCCATCTTTCTGCATCACAGCATATCGATCAGCCCAGTATCTAAATGAGCACTTACACATCAACCTCTCATTCCTGATAAACTCAACTTCCTCCTGGCTCAGACCTCTAGTCAATTCCCCTTTGTCATTCAACAAGGCTTCGAGGTGCGCCCTCAACTCATCCACCTTCCCAACTGGAAAATGCTTGAGTTTAATTTTGAGGTGTTTCTCCACCACCTCTATTCTCTTCTGAGCCACCTTTTCACTATACATATCAGTTACTGAATCCTATCTGTGCCCTGAAAAAGCACCCCTGTTCGGGTATCCTGCACCCATGCCTCACTCAGGTCTGCCTCTGCCAGCTCCTCTGTAGAGGTAGTCAGCTCAAACCACCTGTTAAGTGGCCACCGATTCAACCACAGCGGGTTCATCCCTTTCTTCAAAGCCCAAATAACCACTCTTATATGTACTGGAAGTTTCATCACTCCTCCCCTTCCAACTCTCTAAGTTCCTCATCACTAAGCATCCCCATCCTCTTTCTCAGCTCATCCAGAAACTGCTTCTCCGGGTTGGTATATGAAACCTCAACCTCGTTACCCATCCCCTTCACCAGCGGCTGCAACTTCGCCACCATCTTCTCTATCGTCATCAGCCTTTTCTGTAATCTGCGGAACTCCTTCTTCCCGATAATTACCATCTGTCTCCTCCCCACTTAAAGTTGAATACTCCGCGTCAAACACATCCTCCACACTACTTATCTGATCCTCCAATGAAGGAAGTTTGGGAGTATTATTCACCTGCGCCACATTCACATTGATCCCACCGGTCTTCTTCAATCCCACGGTTTCAAATGCTAAGTCTCTGGCACTTTTATCTCCCAGCAGTCTAATTGTTCCTTCCCCATGACACTCTGGGCAAACAGGGTCAGCCACCCCATTTATGGTAGCCCCAAAAATCTGCCCTTTACCCTGACACTTATCACACACAACTATTCTCGACTTACTATCAATGGCCACATCTTCCATAATATCCGGCAGATGCCCCATCATCCTTACAATCCCCTGATTCTTTATATGCAATCTCCACACCTCCACAACATCCTGGAGAGTCATCTTGCTTCGTCTACAGAGTTCAGGGAAGGTGTTATTGGCAAATCGTGGGTTATTCAGCATAGACAACAAGGTAAGGTACCTTGGGTCATGTGATACCTGTAATGCCTGTTTAAGGTCAGGCAACCTCACTGACTCATAAAAATCTGTTAGAACCGCCTTGGTGCTGGTACGGGAAATAGTGCCGTTCTTAGACAGCAACCTTCCATCATACTTTTTGGAATTCTTCCTCAATCTAGTCCTTTTACGCTCTTCTGCCGCAGTAAGGGGGTTAATATCGGATCTTCCTTTCCATCTAGCAGGCACACCGGTCTTTTTGGTCGTACCTTCTTCGAGTTTTTTAAGAATATCTTCAGGGGATACTTCGTCAGTGGGGGTTAAGGGCGTCTCTACTGTATTTTCGCCATTATCTGCTGGTATTTTCACCATTTCTTCTCCTCCCCACCCTTTTTACCCTTCTGTCAACAGGAATGTCAACGAAATTCCCTCCTTATCCCTGTTTAACCACCTCCTAACTGCTAATTGACGGCTAATTGACTGTTAATTGACACCCCTAACTAAAAAAGGGGGTGGGAAGGAGTTTCACCTTTTATTCACCTCTCCACCTTCCCTACACTTTTTATAATTTTTTTTTT